AAATTTGAGCAGCATCTTCTTGGTGGTTGTTGGTGTAAATAAGAGAGTTTATTGCAGCATCATTGTTTCTCCATTTCTCTTTTTTATCTATTTTTAGGTCTGGATATATATTGTACTTAAAATAACCGTCATATATCCCATCCCAAAAAACAATTACTTTTTCTGGATTCAACTCTTTTATTACCTCTCTCAAAGTAGAAACGAAACCAACAAAAGCTCCGCATTTTTCTTGACCCCCAACTCCACATACCATAGAGTTGTTACGATAGAATGATTTCTTTAAAAGCCAATCACCATAAAGAATAAGAGTTTTTCTTTGTTCCATAAATTATATTTGCCAAAAAAAGGGAATGAAAAACATCCCCTTTTAATTTCCTTTGGCAAATATATAAAAAATTACTTAATATCCATCTTCCAAAGTTCATCATATTCTAAATCCCAATCTGATGCGAACTCTTCTTTATAGGCCGCAATAGAATCTTTATCGTTTAATAAAAACCCATGATCAGTACAAAGAATCTCCCCCTGTGCCGTTACATTCGTGATATGATTTTTCTCTACTATAAGTTTTGACTTCAAAGCAAAACCTACTTTCTTTCCATTTTTTTGAGCTATTATCTTAGACGCTCTACCAATAACTCCCCCTTGACGAAAAATTAAAGTAGCAGCATAATAAATTGCATCCCCTCCGTAAGGTATCAAAGATGGCGGTCCAGAAGGCATTGCTGGAGGTGCAGTATAAGCTTGGTTTACAATAAACAATGTAGAGGTATAAGGAAAATTCTCTTTACGAGTGTTATTAATCTTTAAACCAATATATCTGTTTATTTTTTCACGTAAAACTTTCGCTGTTACCATCATACCACCATTCTTCCCATCATTGTTCTGAGCAGCTTCGTATTCTCTTTTTGAAGGAGTAGCTCCCATTGAATCCCAAATAAACAAGACATCAAAAGCTAAATCACCTTTCTCTTGATCAATCAAGACTTTATCAACTATCTCAATCCCTTGCTCAATAGTGTCAATTCCATTATACATTAACACGTTACTGAAATCAACTCCCATCTTTTCTGCTCTTTCATAAGAAAACTTCTTCTCAGTAATAATAAACACTGGAAGTATTCCTTGAGTCTGAGCATAACCAGCAGCCTCTAAAGCCATTGTGGATTTACCTGTGTCAGATTTACCGTAATTCATGATGACATGACCTGTCGGAATACCGGGTAGGCAAGTCACCTCCTTAAAGGCTGGAGACATGTCAATCCAATCTTGACTCTTATACCTTACTTCTTCAAATTTAGTTTTAACCTTATATGCCCCTAAAGTGTTGAACTTTTTTTGAATTTTCTCTTTTCTTTTTGAAAGCTTTTGTGATCTTTCAATCTTTGATTCAAGCTTCTCTACTAATTCTTGGTCAGAACCTTCTTGAGCCAAAACTAATTTTGCGCTCAACTCTTCAAGTGAAAGATTATCTAAATCTATTTCTTTTTCTTTTGATACTTTTTTTGCCATTGTTTTCGTTTTTAGTGATTAGTTTTGATTGAACTGTTGCCAATCATATACAACAAAACCTTTGTCATCTTTCAACATTCCTCCATCGTTGTCTTTTTTGGTTTTAAGATAGAATGTATCCTTATCTTCTGATTGTTGTCCAAAATTTAATGAAGACCTACAATCACGACATCTGATTGTTATATAATCAAACTTACCTTGTGCTTTATGGTATCCTAATACTAAATTATCTGATCCACAGTTTCCGCACTTATACACGTCAGAGAAAGAAAGCTTTTGCGCTTGCTGCATTACTTCCATGAAATTTTCTCCTTCTACCATAAAGGTATGTAGCTCTTTTCCGATTTTCTTTTTTATTACTTTTGTTAACATTGTTTGAGAGTTTTTTTAATTATCACACATAACAATGTAGTATATAGAATTGTAAAAATCAAGTCGATTTTAAAGAAAAATGAATCTATTTTGCAGATAATCTTCGAAGCATACCTATTATTCTTGGGTCTGGATATAAGTCCCATTTCCCAGTCTTTCTAACATTGGTATGAGTCCAAATTCCATCTATAGGTTTCTTAACTAAAGAACTGTTATAATCAAACCAAGACATATCAAAACCAGACTGTATGTTTATACCAAACTTATCTACCAAAGTCTCTATCAGCTTCTCTAAAGATTGTATTTGAGTGTCTGTATATTTTTGATAATATTTATATCCTCTAAATTCAGATTTTAAGCTTATAACCTCATCTAAAGGGATTTCTGTTTCAAATTTAGGAATGAATTTTTCATCTAGTGGAGGCCAAGCGTAAAATTTACCGTCTTTTTTCTTTAACCCACCGTAAGCACAAAGTTCAATACCTATTGACTGCTTATCTAATGCGTGAGAATTTCCGTTTGACCCAACGCCTAAATGATAAGCCCAGTATTTAGGATCAAAACATTCATGAACTTGATTTCCATCATCCCTACTAATAAGATAAGATGTTCCCACCCCTTTTCCTGAATCTGAATTATTCCACCAAGCTATATCATTTCTAGCATGCGGCCCTCCAGCTGTATGGTGTAAGAAAATCATATTCTTATCATGAACTGTTTTAAAATACTCTCCACTATTCATTTTATAAGCTTTTTCAATTACAATAGAATTAATAGATTCAGGTAAAGAACTAATCTCTGGGATGTTTACATCATAATTCCCCCCTTCTATAAATGGATCTAACTCTCCTTTTACGTTCTTAATTTTCTCTCCATTATTAAATGTAGATTTTTCTTCTACTCCTTTATGTTTTGACAAATCGAGGTAATAGTCTTTTGTTATTGGCATAACAGCAGAATAATCTCCTCCAGCAAATCTCATTCTAATCCCATCAAAATTAGTCTCCATATTATTTGGAGTAATTGTATGAGTTACATTCATAATCTGATACAAACCTCCAAACAATGGAGACCTATCTAAAAAGAAGAATTGAGTAGGGAATATTTTAGCGTTTCCTAAAACAGAAAGTTTAGCCTTATAACTTCTGCCAGACATAACACTGAGCATTGAACAATCTCTTAATACTGTTTGGTTTGTTTCCTCTCCTTTAATAATAGAATCTAAATTAAAGATTGATTCTGCTGTAATTTTATTATCTACAGTATCGACATTAACGCTTTTTACTATTTGATTATCTGAACTTCCGAACTTAATAATAAAACCTTCAACATTAGGGCTTACCGATTCTCGTGTTTGAACTAAATCACCTTGAAAGGTGTTATTGTTAGTTAAACTTGTCCTTGACTCTGGAGTCGGAAGAAAAAGAACATGAAAAGTGTTAAAAAGACTTTGGTTTTTTGTTGATAGTTGAGGAGAAAATATTTCTTTTGTTGAATCATATCCGGGATTACCGGGTATAGGAATAAAAGTGAAATTATTTTTATGACATACATTCTGAATCACATTTAAAACAGTAGTACTTGTGTTATTAAAAGCCTCCCGAAGAGGCTTGGTGCTTATGATTGCGTTTCTAATATCTATACTTCTCCCTCCCTCATTTGAAATACTCTGAAGCGGGAATTGATACACAAAAGCAGTGGAAGATTTATCAGAAATATCATTCCTAGACTTTACATCCCGATGTTCAAGGTGATGGTCTCCAAATTCTTTTGAAAACCTGTTTCTTACTTCTGATGAATTAATCTCTTCATCACCAACTTGAGCCATACTGCTCCATTGTTGATAAAGACTGTGAAACTGCTTGTAAATATCATTTTCAACATCATTAAACCTAGAATAAAAATCATCTTTTATATCTTGCTTGTTGTCAAGAACAGATTCAATTTCTTTGGCAACTAATTCTGATAATTTTCCTAAAAAATGCCTTTGCCTTATTGAACTACCAGTGTTTGCAAGCAACTCAAACACTGGTCTGTCAGCTCCTGCTGATGTGTTAGAAACAATCATAGCCGCATAACTAGTTTGACCTGCATCGTTTTTATAAACCCAATTAACATCTGTTGAATCTTCTGATGCTGGGGTTTCTTTTGCTTCAAATGCTTTATCAAAAAGATAATCATTATTAAGGCTAGAATCAGTCAAAGGAGTGTTAATGTCGAGTTTATGATTTTCTGAAAATTTTTCTAATTTATTAAAACTATAAACTAGTTTTTTACCTATGGACGCATTTAAAGAATTATACTTAAATGTGTTTGACACAGGGGTTGGTAAATCACCATCCATGTACTCGATCTTAAAAGCTCCGTCTGGTTGAGTAACACTTGAGTCAGTTGACGGGTAGTTCTTTAAAGCCCTTTCAGCGTCCTTTCCTTCGAACACTATATATGTTAAATTATTCCCTACTTGTTTAACGTGTGAGTACAAATTTTTACCAAGAATAACATAATTGCTCCTAAGAGTTAATGGGTCAACCCCAGTCTTTCCTATACTAGGTAGATATGTGTCTACTATTTGTCTGAGAGTTATTTTTCTACCAGATTTTTCATAAAACATATCTTTATATGAATCAATTACTTTTTGATTAGGATTAGTAGAAACTATTCTTCCGTTCTGAACTTGGCTTCCGTTAGGGTTTAATGGGATTGAATCCTCATTAAAACTAGTGTATTCATCATTAAAAGAAAAACGAAAGAAATTACAAAAATCACTAAGATCCTGAAGTTCATCTTTTTCTAACCCCACCATTTGAAGCAATAAAGGTTGAATGTTTTTAAAATCTATTTCTGCTAAGTTTTTCATGTCCTCTACAGAACCTAATTTTGAAGGGTTGTTTAATTCAGCACTTCCTGTTAAGTGGGAGGCTATCCCTGATCTTAGCAACATATTAGTTGCTATTGATTTTACACTAGGCTTATAAGGATTTGAATATAAAGCCTCAAGGTTATTTATTCTATTAGCAAAACCACTACTGAAAGAATCATACGCACTAACTTCTCCAGTTTCTTCTGAAAGAGAATCAGTAATAGCATCTATGAATTTTTTAACAAAGTCCATCTCAGCGTCAGGTTTATCAATTCCAAATTCTTTTGCTGGAAGTTCTTGATTTTCTTTAGCAGTATCATTTATTAACGGGTAATTTAAACCAATTATGTCAGGAGAACTATTTCTTTTTATTGAATTTTGAAAATAACCAGATAACCCCGCATCAAGAATAGAACCCATTAAATAAGCGGAATCTCTAGCTATTGCGCCTAGTACATTAGAAATAGTTAACTGACCAATATCCATTTCACTTTGTTCCCAAACAGTAATAGATTTTAATTTCTCCAAACCTTCTAAGTCTGTTTTTGTTACATTATAAAAAGAATCAACAACAAAATCTATTTTTTTTATTATTGCTGCTGCTGCTGCTGTTGTAGTTTCTTCACTATCTTCAGATTTTTCTTTGTAGTCTTCAAAACTAAGTTTAGTGACGGTTTCGTCTAAAAACTTACCATTAATTTTCGTATTACACACTAACATCCTATGCGCAGCTGTAGAATCTGTTGACTCCCAATCTATAAGGTTTTTTTTATCAAGTGTTTTTTCAAGTATTTTTATGTCTTTAGGAATATAATAATCATTAAAGACATAATCAAATGACTCATCGTCTTTTTCAACCTTAAATTGGAAAAAATTATCCTCATCACTAGCGCTCCCATTTTCCAAAACTGCGGTTGGAAAAGATCTTGCAGCGATATTTAATATCGCTAAGTCTTCAGAGTAATTTTCATTTATAGCAACCCCTGCTTTTTCAACTTTCAAACCTATGTCCATAAGTTCGAAAACACTCAATTGATCAGTTGGGTCTCCTCGTTTTTCTCGTAATTTCTTTACCGCTTTTAAATAAAAATAAGGAATGTCTGCCATGAATCCAAACTGATTAGGGACGAATTCAGCAGTTATTTTAGTTGAACCATCAGAAGGCTCGAACCCTATAGAGTATTCTTTAAGGTTTAATAGCCAAGTTACTTGACCACCTAAGTAGCCTTTGAAAGAAAATCTAAATTTAGGAGGAGGCCAATTAAAAAGTTGTTTATAGTTTATCCCAGCTTTATTTGCATCACCGCCAAAAGAAGTAGAACCAGCTATGTCTTTAAATTCTATTTTAATCACAGGCTGTAAAGAAGTGTTTACTGTTATTTCGATGTTAGTGATACCAAAAGCTACATTGTCTTTATAAAAACCAATATCAATAACATCTACACCTTCACCCTCACTGTCTCTGTAATGAGTACCCATATAATTATAGGCAGTTCCGCCCACTATTGCAGATAATTTTACATCTATAAAAAGATTCTTTGTATCAAAGAATGAAGGTTCTACTAAAGGCATTGTTTATTATTTATTTTTTCTATCTTCTATCTTTGAAACAACTTCTTCAATCACCTCGTCAAAAGGAAGAGGGACTCGAATAACTGCTCCAGAAGGGATGTCAAACTCAAGATCATACTCTTGGTTAGCCCATCTGATTAAAATAGAATACTCATCATCTAAATACACTTTAGCTGATATGCGGTCAAATCTCGTTTTAGCTTTATCGTATTCTAAAAATAAGTCAGTCGAACGCCTCTCTATCTCAATAGGAGGCATGTTAAGAATAAAGTCGTCTACGATAAGTCGTTTGTGGTAATTAAAAGCCATTTAGTTTAAATAATAAACAATAAAAAAATAAATATCAAATTTGTTAGAGAAACTCCCCTTGAGGCTTCCCTACCTCAATTGAAGCCTTCCCTTTTGTGTTGTCGGTATAATAACCTTCACTATCACTAGCCGTTAAAGGATTTCCTCCACCATTATCCCCCCACTGACCAATAATATGGAATCCCATAGTAACTGAAGCCCACATAGGTTGAGTTTCACCTTCCTCTAAACCCCACATAGAGTCAGTATAGTCTATACTAACATCAGTAATAATACAATCATGGTTTAACCAATCACCCAACTTAATATGACAAACAGGAGGTTTTGTGAAAGAAAACCCTTGCTGGTCAGACAGTTTAGCTCCTCTTGGTCTAGTTGTTCTTTGGATAAAGGACATTTTTCTCTCGAAATCTATTTTATCTCCAGAAAAGAAAGCTGGTTGGAATTGAAGATTTTCTTTCATTCTCGATAGCCTTTTTACACCATGAAACTCCTCAGTATTTTTACCTAAAGATTCAGATATATGAGATTTTTCAGAATAAAACATAGGGTCAATCCCGGGACTAGCTTGATCTGTAGATCCAAATCTTGCATTATGGTCGGTAAGCCTACTTAATTCTAAAGTACACGAATCAATTTCTTTAGTTATTGCTCCTAATTTCTCCTTCATTTCAATAAATTTTGACCCAACAAAATCACTTAAGGTGTTTGTACCCATCATAGACGAAACCTCTTCATTATACCCTTTAAGCTCTTCTTTCTTTTCAGCAATATCAGATTGAGTTTTTGTCTTGTCAGTGAAATAATCATCATCTTTAATATATCTTTCTGTAAAAGATTTTGACTCATCAATATTATACCCTTCTAAAGTTTTAGAATTAAATAAAATCTTATCCATACTGCTACTAGTCCAATCTGTTCCCACCTCAACTTCTTGAGCATAATCAGTAAGCACAAAGAAAGTTATAGAACCCCCACGAGTAGAGTTATTATAAGTATACACTGGCTCAGGTCTTCCTAAAAAGTCATGAGAATTCCAGTTAGCGTTAGATGTTTCTTGAAAACTCTGAATATAAGGAGGGAAAAACATTGTTCTAAAATCACTAGTGTTTGGAATAGCATAATTAGTAATAGAGAAAATTAACTTCCCAGACTCCTTTTTACCGTAATTAGTATTTGAAAAATAAGGATTTTCAATTGTATATCTTTTTCTAGCCACAACCCCTTCAGAACCTATAGAGAATTCCTTCGACTTTGGATTGTAATTTTCTGTCAACTTAGTCCCTCTACTTACAATTGAATCCATCAAGTTTCTAACCCCTTTTTTATTGTTGTCATAAAAACCAATCGATGGGTTACCTGCGGTTGTCTTATTCATTTGACCACCATTTTCAAGATCTGATTCCCAATATCCCTTTGTAGGGAATTCTGAAGTTGTGTAAGTTGGAGTAGGAGTTCCTCTGACGAACTCGTCACTCCCTTTTTTAATTTGATCCTCTATTTCTTTTTTAACACTTTTACCTCTAATTCCTTCATATTCTCCTTTGTATATTTGAGAATTATCGTCTGCACCACTTAAATTATAAGGATTACGTGGCGTGTATTTATTTCTAGTTTGAAGTATATTACGAACCAAAATACCTAGAGTATAATTTCTAGAAACACCAATAAAAGCGCTCGTTCCTAATCCTTGAATGTTTATCCCAATTAACCCAGCATTTCCGTTTTTAGTTAGCATAGCAGTTCTGTAGGGAATACTATCTGTTAAGACATCAGAAGTAGATGGAGTGTTATTGCTTAAATCCCCATCTCTGAAAACCACACTGTCTGTTTCAATGTCAGACTCAGAAGCCACGTTGTTGCTCAAATCATCCGTTCTATGAGGTATGCTGTCTGTTTCAATGTCCGACTCAGAAGCCACGTTGTTGCTCAAATCATCCGTTCTATGAGGCACACTGTCTGTTTCAATGTCAGACTCAGAAGCCACGTTGTTGCTCAAATCATCCGTTCTATGAGGTATGCTGTCTGTTTCAATGTCAGACTCAGAAGCTATGTTGTTGCTCAAATCATCTGCTCTATGAGGAACACTGTCTGTTTCAATGTCAGACTCAGAAGCTATGTTGTTGCTCAAATCATCTGCTCTATGAGGAACACTGTCGCTCTCGATGTCAGACTCAGAAGCTATGTTGTTGCTCAAATCATCTGCTCTATGAGGAACACTGTCGCTCTCGATGTCAGACGTACTCGGAACTATCTTAGAAAGCATTGAATTCCTAGGATTGATTGATTCGCTCTCGATGTCAGATTCGCTCGTAACTATTTTGGAAAGCATTGAATTCCTTGGGTCTACAGATTCACTTTCGATATCAGATGTGCTAGTGACTATCTTAGACAACATTGAATTCCTTGGGTCTACCGATTCACTTTCGATATCAGACTCACTCGTAACTATCTTAGAAAGCATTGACTCCCTAGGATTGACAGACTCAGATTCGATATCAGATTCACTCGTAACTATCTTAGACAACATTGAATTCCTTGGGTCTACCGATTCACTTTCGATATCAGACTCACTCGTAACTATCTTAGAAAGCATTGAGTTCCTTGGATCAACAGACTCAGATTCGATATCAGATGTACTCGTAACTATCTTAGAAAGCATTGAGTCCCTAACGCCCACTGACTCACTTTCAATGTCAGACGTACTCGTAACTATCTTAGAAAGCATTGAATCCCTAACACCCACAGATTCACTCTCGATATCAGATTCACTCGTAACTATCTTAGATAGCATTGAATTCCTTGGGTCTACAGATTCACTTTCGATATCAGATGTACTCGGAACAACTTTAGAAAGCATTGAGTTCCTAACACCCACCGACTCACTCTCGATATCAGATTCACTAGTAACTATTTTAGATAGCATTGAGTCCCTAACGCCCACTGACTCACTTTCAATGTCAGACGTACTCGTAACTATCTTAGAAAGCATTGAATCCCTTGGGTCTACTGACTCACTTTCAATGTCAGATGTGCTGGCTACTATCTTAGATAGCATTGAATTTCTTGGATTTACAGACTCGCTTTCGATGTCAGACTCACTCGTAACTATTTTAGAAAGCATTGAGTTCCTTGGATCAACAGACTCAGATTCGATATCAGATGTGCTAGTGACAATTTTAGAAATCATTGAATCCCTAACATCCACTGATTCAGATTTGATATCAGATGTTCTAGGAGTATTTTTAGAAAGCATTGAATCTCTATAAGAAGAAGATGAAGAAAGTATATCGTGAGACTTAACCCCATTCTTTTTAAGCATTTCCTTTCTATACTTATCAGATTCTTCTTGAAGATTTGTGGAAGAATTAATTACTCTACGAAGATTTTCATTTCTATATTCTTCTGATTTTTCTTCAATAGATGTTTTCGTAGGAAGATTCTTAGAAATCATCTCTTGCCTTGGCTGAAAGGAAGCTTCTAAAATACTCTTAGGAGTTGAAACATTCATTTTTAGCATAGATTCCCTATACTCACTAGTCTGAACATTATAATACTTTCTAAATTTTTGGAAAATTCTATCACCCTCATCATTAGGGTCAAATAAATACTCAAATCCGTCTTCTGTGTCCATTGTAAAACTTTTCTATAAATAGAAGTTATAATTTTTTTAATTACCAGTCATCTGCCTTGTGTCTTTAAGAATTTTACTCTGAAGCACTTTTCCATCCATCTGTATTTCAACAACAATTTTCCTTTCTGAATTACGATTGGAAGATCCGCTACTTCCACCCCCAACAAGTCCTTGAATAGTAGCGGCAACTCTATCAAGTGAACTTGACCTTGATGCAGATGCTAATTGAGAAGCAGTCTCTTGTATTTCTTCTAATTTAGATACGTTAATGTCAGCAACAGCAGATTTAAGCTTACCTATGGCACTTGCAAACCTTTCCATACCGTCAGCTCCAATTGCAAGAGAACTAGCAAGAGGAGACATTACAGCAGCTAAAACAGCTAAACTACCAGACATAACAAATAGACCACCCATACTCATAGGGTTAGCAAAAGCCATAGTAGCTAAAGCCATACTCCCCATAGCTCCAGCCATCATATACATTGCAGCTGCATTTCCAAGAGTCATAACACTAAATACTTTTACAAAACCATCTGCCAAAGCTCCAATAATAGGAGGTATACCAGACATAACAGTCCCTATAGCACCCACAAGATCACCTACATAACTTAAAGCTATACCAAAAGGAATCATGGCTAACCCCAAAGCTCCAATTAAAGCAATTCCTGTTAAAACAAAACCAGCTGTTGCTGGGTTTCCAAACGCTGATAAACCTCCAGCTAAAGCCGTAAGCCCAACAGCTGCAAAACCGCCTAACAATCCTACTCCAAGTAAAAACGGCAAAGAAAGCGTAGCAAGAGCGCCTGCAAGACCAAAGAGGGCGAGATTTGCAATTCCAGACTTTATTCTTTTGCCATTAAATGCACCTAAACCTATAGCTAAACCAGCAAGACCTTGACCTCCAGCCCAACCCAACGCACCCACTCCAATTAAAAAAGGCAAACCAAATCCACCCGCCAAAGCTGCTGGACCAAAAAGAGCAACATTTGTTATTCCAGATTTTATTCTTTTGCCATTAAATGCACCTAAACCTATAGCTAAACCAGCAAGACCTTGACCTCCAATCCACCCAAGCGCACCCACTCCAAGTAAAAAAGGAACTCCAAGCAATCCCAACAAACCTGCTGGACCATAAAAAGCAACGTTTGCAATACCAGACCTCACCTTCTTTCCAGACATAGACTTCAAACCTTCACTTAAAGATTTCATTCCTCCCCCAGAACCTGCTTTGCTTGAAATCCCTCCAGAGCTATCTTCTTCACCTCTCTTTCTAGTGAAACCAGACTTAAGCTTTTCTCCTATAGAGTTTTTAAGATTTTTTAATTGTGGCATTTTTCTTATAGCATAAGCAAGAAACAACATGGCAGAAACCCCTTTTTTCGTATTCTCAGACAATTGCGACATAAAATCACCCACAAAATTAAACACATCTGACAAAGCAATTAACACTGGCTCAAGAAACCCAAACATAGATTGAATAGAGCCTATAAAGCTTGAGAAAGCTTCTGTTAAACTCTTGTTTGACTCTGCCCTTTTTTCTACTGATTCCTGTTCCGCTTTAGAAGCTTTTAAAATTTCCTCTATTTTATCTTTATCCATCTTAGCAAGATTCTCATTTGAAACACCATGTGCTGCAAATATTTTCTCGAAATCTTTGCTAACTGTAATCGTACCGTCTGCTGCTAAGTCCAACATTTTAGCAAGAGAACCTTTAGCTAACTCTTTCTCCATCTTATCTGCGCCAGAAAACATATTGCCAAAAACATCTGTCTTCGCAGCAATTGTAGCTGTTTTTGCAATACTCTTTTGAATATCATCTAAACTCAAATCAGTAGCATTTGCTACAATCTTTAATCTATCAATATCAACAGCATTAAATTCATACTTTCCTGTCTCTTTATTAAAATCACCAACATCAGAACCCATTTTAGTAAGTATATCACCAAGTTCTTTCGGGCCTTTTCTTGCTGCTGCAAGTAAATCCATTGGATTTATTTGAGAAAAAGAACCACCAGCCAATTGAAGTTCAGCAGCCATACCTAAAGCTCCTTCTAAAGTTCTTGCTTTTTCAGCTACATCAAAAATGCCTGATAAATTAATACCTAACATTTCAGCTTTAGCAGCCATTCTCTCTAAAGATTTTTCTCCTTCAGAAAAACCAAACTGACGCATCTTTCCAATATTCTGAGTAATCTGCCTAACAACATTTCTAGTATTTATCCCAAGACTCTGAGACGTGCTATTAATAGACTCAAAATACTCTTTTACATCTTTAGAAGAACTTCCGAAAAACATCATTTCATTCGATATACCTCCCAACTCTTCAGCAGAAATTCCTATACCTTTTTGAATAGCTGCGAAATCTTCAGTAGCAGATTTTAAAAATTCAAAATTTGTTGACTTTAAACCATCTCCTAAAACACCCATTAATTCTGTAGTCTGTTCGATAGACATTCCAAAATGACGAGTTCTAGAGGTGAGGTCAGCCATTCCTTGGGTATTCTGTTTAAAGAATATCCCAGTGTCTTTTTGAGCGTTAGAAATTGCTTGATCAAAATCAAAAACAAACTCTACAACTCCTTTTGAGAAAACTTTTGAATATTGATTAATGCCTTTCATAACATCAAGCGAATCTCTTAATGGTTCAGCAAAACCTACCTCAGTTTCAGCCAATAAAGCAACTCCTTCAGAAAGTTCATTGTTAATATTGTTTATACCCTCAGCTTCTTCTGTATGACCAGCTATTGAAACTGCTAACTCTCTATTTACATCTTGTGTTAAATCTAACTTCCCTTTAAGAAGTTTGTTAATCATTTTATGCTTTTCAACCATAGACCCTGAAGATGCTAGAATTGATTTCTCAATGTCGCTTAAACCACTTGCTCTAGATAAATGGGAAGAAAAAGATTCTAAAGACATTTTTTTTAGATGTCCAAGCTTGTCCTCTATACCTACTCTAGCATCTTCAGTGGTTAATGATTCTTTAAGCTTTTCATTTAACTGCCCTTGACTTAACGAGATATCATCAGTTAGTTTTTTAATTCGCAACTGCTCTTGAGCTAACTGTTCAGCAGACTTTACTCCCTGACTAAACCAAGCATCTGTACCCATACCAAGAATCTTCTGAGAAATAGAATCCATAACAACATCTACCTCTTTAAGTCCTTTTGCACTTTTTAAAGACGCTTGGTACATTTTAAGTAATTTCTCTTCCTCTTTAGAGCTTGCCATTTGAAATTGTTTTTATATAAATAAAGTATGAAAAAAAATTAGAAATCAAATTCAAGCTGAAAAACAATAAATCTTAAATCAGTTTTTCTAACTGGGTGTGTTGTTTTGCCTACAGCAACTAATTCTCCATTGGTGTTTAAAATACCAACTTCTGTAATATAAGCTCTATCTTGGGTGAAATCAAATGTTGGATTTGCTGAAGTATTTAGATATTGATTGCTAATACTTAAAGTTAAAGTGGTTTTGTGTATTTTTTCAACAGTTCCTACTTGTACATTTCCATATAAAAAAGTTTCATCACCAGCGGTCAAAAATTCTTGACCAGCTGTAAAAAAGTCTCCCATCTCATAAGCAACTCCAGCATCATAGTCTTCTTGAGAAATAATAAACTTATGAGCTTGTAAATAAGTCGGATCAATACTATCTGTTGAAGTAAAGCCTTCATAAGCTCCGTCTCCAACACTAGAACCTTCAGCACCGCCTAGACGAACCCAGTTCTCTGTATCGATTGAGTTTAGGTCTGTGAAATCTGCTGTTCTCATTTTATGAGCAATTAACTTGACTCTATTTGCTGACCAACCACTTCCTGAGTGAGACACAAAACCAGCCTCGCTTCTCATATAAGGAAACCCTCCGTCAGGAAAAGTGACATTTACATACTTAGAACTACCTTGACAATCTATTCTCTGTATATATTCACAATGCATAGAAGATCGGAATCCTAATGATTGAAATTGGTTTACATAAACAGTATCAGCCTCGGTAACATAAGAAACCAAGAGAGTATCCCCGTCATTCAGTAGCGGGGTAGTGTTTTCTAAATTTAGAGGAGGTTTTGGGTTATCAACTAAAGTAACATGAGGTTTTGGTAAAGTCCAACTCCTATTAGACTTATAGCTTAACACTGTAACCAACTCAGGATCTGTTATCACAAACACCTTCAAACTCATATAAGCCCTTCCTACAACATTTCCTCTTTTGTCTGCTAAATTCCTAAAACTTGTTTTGGCGATATTATCATACTGATTTTCCTGTCCTATATCAGTGATTCTTAAACCTCCATAAACAGCCCTTCCCGGCATGCTGTCGTAATGATGCCACAAAACAGTAGGTAAGTCGATTTGAATGGTTTCCGCCAAAAGAGCGTCACCATAAACAGAACCTTTGTATGAATTGGTATAATGTACAATTGCAATCGACCTTAGGTTTTTCTCAAATCCTAAGTATTTCTTTGTGCCGTTAAATTCTAAAGAACCATACGTTTGGTAATTATCAGAAACCATATCTCCTACTATATTTTTTGTTCTAACAATATTTAGATTCCAAACATCAGGAGCATAAGTAACTCCAGATCCATAATAAGCTTCCGCACTTAAACTAGGATAAGTATACCAAGGAATATCTATGTTATTACTCCCAGTTATATAACTAGCAAAAGTTCTATCAAAATATATTTGATTTTCAGATTTAAATCTTATTTTGTAAGTCAAACTTACAAAAGGATGCTTCTTTTTTTCTCTAATTGCGTCATAACCCTCAGTAACTCCGTCATACCATTTTTGAAATGTTAAATTTATAAAATCTCCTACTTGAACAATGGTTGGTGGGTTATCATCGTAACCCAAATTAGAGTAGGAACTAGAAGTGTTAACTAGCCCAGAACTTATATACAATTGGTCATTTACTACATAATCACTTTCTTCTATCGAGCTAGTTGTGCCTGTATTTAAAGCTTTAAACATACCAATGTTTTCTGTCATAGCAGTTTGAGTGGTAGTAAAGCTTTTTATATCAGGAAAAGTCAACAGATAAGGGCTTGTTAGGTCAAAATTACTTGTTGGAACAGGTGGATGTTCAGACGCAGGTGATAAGACTCTGTTATTGGACAAATCCCCTATAGAGCTTTCTTCCCTTTCTCCTATAGTTAAATTTATTTCTTCCGAAGTTCCAGCGTTTCTTTTAAAGGAGTAATTTACCTCTCTATCTGAAAAAACAGCTTCATGAAAATTTAACTTACCCTGTGTGGCTTGTCGCCTTCCTAAGTCAGTTAATTTTAAATTTACATAGTTACCAGACCTCTTGGGATTATAACTCATTTATATTGTTTTTTCTTCTCTTAACGTAAATAGTTGAATATATTTTATCACACCTATTTAGATAAAAGGTATGCTAACATGTCACTAGAAATTTCAAAAAAAAAGTATTATAAAACGTCTGGGAATGAGAGTTCAAATGGAATGGGTCTCTTCAACAACGAGTGGGTATTCAACAGGGAGAGTTCAGTCTCAGCTAATGAGTTTTACCTTCCTATGTTTTGCGGCTCAACTGGAACATATGAGTATTATGAACAAGACTCAAATTCTACATATAATCTCTTCGGAAGAGTTTCTTTAGATTTCTACGCAACAGGAACTACTGCCTCAACTCCAACTCAAGGCTATGTCCAAAATGCTTGGCTAGATGACAGGCTTATGTACACAAGGTTTGATATTTACAAAATTCCTTTTGAAGATAGTTTAGATTATGATAAAGTTCTAGAACATATATCAACGCCATACACCCAATACACAGCAACAACAGCAACAACTAGAGGTCACGCTTTAAGTGGAGAAGTTATAGGTGACTCTTTTAGATATAATTTTAAATTCTCTCCAGCACAATCCGATAAGCCAAACAAAGGCTATACAGAGGTTCTTTTTGAAGATAGGTCGCAATATCTATTTAATCCAGTATACTCCTTATACAACGACACAAACGAGTATAGTGCGTCTTTTCAAGTGGATGACAATGGATTTTTCTCAAACTACAACCATACAGGAAGAACTAGTTTTATAACAAAAGGTAAAACACATAAAATTCAAAAAGGGACTTGGAGCGGGAACGTAATTCAAGGTTTGTTTTTTGTTACAATACAACCCCCAAACAAACCAAACATAGAAACCCCTTTACCAATAGGAAATACTTTTACGCCTGCATTCTTTTTCTCTAATGTTGAGGATGGAGATGAATATGTTTTAGAAGTAGAATACGGAGACTTAGGTGAGTTCGATAATAGCGACACGATAGAACAGTATTTTAGAAAAAAAACTGACGATTCTCTTGAACAAGTTGTTTCTCATAATGGGACAGAACTAGATAACTCTATCGTTGCAACAACAACTACTATTAGAACTAGAAGAATTGAAGCAGCCTTAATTCCTAATCGAAACTATTGCTGGAGAATTGGGAATATTAAATTTGTTATTGATTTATTTGGAATAAAAAGATCAGTGATAACTTACTCTGATGTAAACTGCTCTCTCACAGAAGAAAATGCAAACATTATTAGTTCTATTGACAACAATGTAAGAAATGACACAAGGCAATCTACATCAGTAGGAAACAGTGATTCTAGTGGAGGTGGCGAAGACGAAACTGAAACTGCATAACACTACCCTTTTCCTTTCAAGAAGTTAATTTGATTTTCTGGAGATATGCCTCCTAACATTCCATTTATATAATTAGCAGTATCTCTTGTGTTAGCGCCAGAATAAGACCCGTTAGATATAGCGTCAGCAACAGCGGTGTCCATCATTAACTTAGCACTACTCTCTGGAGTCATTCCTCCCATTAAACCATTTCTATATTTAATAAAGTCTTGAATATTTCCAAAATCTCCTGAACCTCCAGATTTAGCTCTAGCTCTAGTTTCAGCATCTGATTCAAAGAAAACATCAGTAAAAGGCAACCCACAAGACATAAAGTAAAGCCCTATCGATATAATAAAAGAAAAAGAATAGAAAAGATTCACCCAAACGCTAAGGCTTCCAAATAATTTATCAGACCAAGGCTTAAAGTCTGGACTGAAACAATAAGTGAAAAACAAAACCATGCAAGTCACTGAAAGCAATAAATAAATTAATCTTCTCATATGTATTAAACGTAAAAAATATAATAAATGTTACAATTTATTGAATATTTTATTAAAAATTCTGGATGATACTGCTTCTTTTAAAAATTTAGTCTTACCATTTTTTTGAGTAAGGTTAGCCTGCGCTTTTTTAACTGTAGGTTTTTTGGAAGCCTGTTGTGTTGGGTTTTGTTTAGGCAGATAATAAATAAGAGCCAATGCTATTTGCTTCATAACCTTTGCTTGAAGAGCAGGAGAGTCTCTATACTGACCTTGAACTTTTTTAGAAGAGACAATGTTTATAATAAACAAAGTCATAAACTTCTCTAACCAATCTAAGGACTGCTGAACATCTGCTGGAGCTTTCTTAACTCCTTTTACTCCTCCAAACATATCTTGAAGATAAACATTTTTACCGTACCCATCTACTACGTCAAATTGGAGAGCATTTATAATTCTTTTCAAATGATACTTAAAATAACCAGCTTTAATTTCAGAATTCATATTCCCAAACTCAGTCACCTCTTTTTCTGTGTCAAACTTCAATGTAATCAATGGCTTCCTAGAACCAGTGTTAAACTGCAAAGGAGATAAGCCTTCTAAATTGAATTTATAAACATTATTTTGAGGGTTACTTGTATTCACTGCCGCAACTGTTGCTTTAGGGGATACCTCAATATAAGTAATCACTCCAATAGGATCTCCTTCAAAAACTCTTGGAATATTAATTTTCTGACCTGCTGTAATTGTTGTGTTTTTTGTAAACTCTCCTTTACTTCCCCCTCTAAGCTCTGACCACGAAATCACAGCTTTATTTTTCGACCCAGTTGTAGATTGTAAAATAAAATTAGAATCGTTAGAATCTAGTGTCTTTACCATAGTAAAAGAATGAATCATCCCGTTAATGTCAGAAATATTTACATGATACCCTATAGGTATAGCCAATAAAGAAACTCCTTTATTTGATGAGTTTGCATCAAAAACTGAAGGATTTATTTTTCCAACCCCTAAAAGACCGTCTTCTGAATCAGAAACTGTCCCGTCTATGAAATTATATGGAGAGGGCTTCCACTGTTTATAAGAAGACTCGAAATAGCCTTTAAAAGTTCCTTTTATAAAAGTTCCTACAAATTTATTCCCCACAAAATCCCCGCCATCCCATTCTCCCTGAAAACGTGTTACAACCTCTCTAGGTCTATTAATAAAAAGAGTTATTGCTTTAAAATAAGAATTTAATAACCAAGAAAGCTTTCCTGAAGTCCAATCAATCTCGTTTAATTGTTCAAGAGTTAAATCAAGCTTAGTGGCTACAGATCCATTTGGAAACACAAAATGAGTGCCATTATGCTTTACAACGCCTTGGCTAGCTTGTTGCTGCTGTTGCTGCTGCTGCTGTCTTTGTTGTTTTTTTTTGCCGAAATTGAAAAGTTCATTCATAGTAGTAAATATATAAAAATTATCTATTAGACTTGCCTCGCCTTGAACTAGCACTGCTTGATGAACTTTTTTGAGCTTTTGATTCTGCTTTTTGTTTTTTATCTAACTCTTCTTGTATTCTCTTTATTGTCCAAGACCTATGAAAAGCAGGCATTTTCTCAGCATTTTCCTTAGTTATTCCTTTACCATAATAGTGGCACAGAAATACTTCGTTCATTACTACCTCTTGATAATCATAAGGAAGTTTAAGAAACCCATCACCTATATTGAAAGAAGATTTAAAACTCTTATCACAATTAGTGCAGGTATGATGAAAAGAAGTGTCTACGCCCGGAGTGCTATCCTCTAAAAAATTCTTTAAATACCTAACATCTCGAATAGGTAAATTTGGAAATGTCTCTCTTATATAATTTTTATCTGTCTCCCCTCCTAGCGAATTTATTAAAATATACAACTTCTCTGAACTCTTCCCATCCTCAAGTTTATTAAAAATTAACTCATCCTTAAAGGTAGGAATTCTAATAGAAACAGATTGCTTTGAATAAGGAAGCATACATACAACTCTATTATTTTCGTCTGGTAGCTGCTTTATTTCTTTCATTTGAAAACTGTCAAGCATTATTTTAACATTGTTCTCATGATTACAATGAGAACAAGAAGCATTTATCTCTACTTTATTCCCATAAGCATTCGATCTTAAAAACATGGATATGGCATGAAAGTCACCAGCTAAAAGTTGGTCAACATCAAAGTCGCTAACAATAAGGTTTTGTAAAACCAAATTCAACGCATGCCCAGAGTCCATCAAAAGTGCGTCTGAAAGTATTATTTCTTCTTTAGCAGATAAATACCTAATCAACAAAGACTTTGTTTTGTCTGAATAATAATGCCCTTGAGAAGGAAGATTAAGTATACTAAACTGCCTATCTAAAATATTTACATCTATATTGTTTTGCTGATTCTCTGATACTTTAGAAAGTAATTTGTCAATCTGATTTTTATCAGATAATTCCATTATATATCAGAATTGGGATAAAATAATTTAGGACCGATTGGAATGTCCTTCTCTTCCTCATCTCCACAAGAAGGGCATACGAAGCAGTAATTAAGGTCTATCCCCGGCTCTATCCCTGAAACATACTCACGAAGGAAGTTTGAATCCAACATAGGCATCGCATCAATAAAACTTTTGATATAAATCTTATCTTTCTGACCATCTACTTCCATTATTTGAAGAAGATACTTTTCAGTCAATGTAGCAGGAACTCTAAAGTTACCTACTTTCTTTCCCGATGATTTGGTTTTCTTCTGAAGGTAATCCTCATCCTCTCCTGTTAAAAGTCTAAATCTAATGTTTATTTTACTCGTTGGCATCAAAACCCCATACCACCCGTCACCGTCTGGAGTGATTTCTAAAGGCTTCATTTTAAGTTCTGACAAATCAACAATAGGAGAATGAACATGCCCACAACTTCCGCACATCATTGAGCCTGTGTCATAATCGTCACCAAACCCTGTTCTTCTTACAAACATGATTAAGAAGTTTCTATCTCCTGTTAGCATTTGTGATGGTCTCAAATCTCTACCTTGAACCACAGCCTCTAAAAGAGCGTCTATTGCTTTGTTTTTTCTTATAAGTTCTGGAGAAAAAAGAATATCATCTTCAGATGCAGTTAAATACTTAACCTCTACAGAAGATTTTCCATTATAAAAATGACCCCCTGATGGTAATTCAACAACTGCCGTAGGTACTTTAAATATCGACCCGACCTCACCTTCTTGTTTAACTTTATTTGCAGAAGGCAAAGGAGCTTGCTTTGGAGCTTCCTCTCTAACTTGAGAAGATGGCTCTGCTTCTTTAATATGGTGAGCTGGCGGATTTGACATTTGACTAGAAACTGAAGGAGCTGGAACTGGTGAGCTTTCTTCATTAAAATAACTAGAAATAGCCTCATCCGATATTCCCATCCCTGTTAATACTTTTGGAATATCAGCCTCAGGGATATTGTTATTTCTTAACCCTATAACAAACCCGTGAATCTCTTTATTTGATTTATCTCTATTTTGTATTTCAAGAAAATCTTCTACTTTTTGATCTTCTTTTCTTCCTGCTCCCGCAGTGTTAACTAAATTACTATCCATTTTTTATATATATATTTTAAGTATAAATACAAAAAACAAAAAAATCAAGTTTTTAAAGAATCATTCTGAAATAATTACTACACACTAGATTGAATTCCTTTCATTTTTTCAATATCAAGTTTCTTTTTTGATATTTTATCCTTAAGATCAGAAACTTTGCCCACCTTAACTTGTTTTTCTTTATTAGCGATATCTGAGTCAATACTAGTGGAAAAAGAAATTGATTTCTTATAATTGTTCATTAACTCTTCCATCTCAACCACCTCTAACTCTAGCGCATCCAAAACCTCTGCCGCATCAACATTTGACTCAGCATTTGCCTCAGCACTTTTTTCATAATCATCCTCTGACTCTTCGCCAGACCTCGCTTCAGAGTCAGAATTAAATATGCTTTCTAATTCTTCGAATATTACTCTTCTAATTTTTTTTCTCATGATAATAATAGTTTTGAAAATTTTAGTTTTACAATATCGTACTCTTTGTTAATATCATATTCCCAAACTCTTTCAATCTTATACCCACACCCTTTAGCTTGAATATCTTTTTCTTTGTCGTTAAGTTTGTTTTTTTTCTGCATCCCAGTCAATTCTTCTTTAGAATACTTTCTAGGATTCCCATGATAATAATCTCCGTCTATCTCAACAAACATTTTATAGTCTGGTAAATAAAAGTCATATATAAAACCTCCAAGAATTTTTTGAGGCTCATAGTTAATCTCCATCTCTTTCATCAACTTCTCAAACTCCCTCTCAGGCTTGGTCATTTTGCCAGCCATTTTTTTAGCATTTCTCTCAAGTAATGCTTTCTTTTCAAAAGTAGACATTTCCCTCTTTGTGGCAGACTTCTTAATCTGTTTTAGTCTCCATTTAGCCTTATCTCTAAGTGTTAATTTTTTATTGCGCTTCTTCGCCATCTTCAATCTCTTCAGTGAACTCAAGGTAGCTTGAAATGTTATTCTTAAACATAGCAGATAATTCATCGGATATTTTAGAATAAACGTCTAGAGATAAATACTTAGCAACCCCTTCGAAATCCCCTGAGTTTGATCCTTGCATATACAACTCAGCCCAACCAATAATAGCTTGAGCTAATTCTGATTTAGTAACTTCTCTTCCGAATTCTTGAATAAGGAAATCAACAAATAAATGTTCCTCGTTTTCTCGAAGAATTATATTTACCATTTTTGATATTTTTTCTGATATAAGCATAAGTTACTTTATTATTAAATAGGTAACATTATACTTTTTTAGACAGTCTTCTAGTTATTCTTTTAGCATTTTTTCTAGCAATAGTTATGTTCTCCTTTCTTTTATACTTACTAGAATGTATTAGCCTAGGAGAATAAACAGAAACTAACTCTTCTATTGATTCCCACTCTTCTTTGTACTTCACTGGCTTCCCTTTACTGTTTATCCAGTTTTTTTTATTCCAGTTATCTATCCATTTTTCAGAAAATGCTTTTATGATATTTTGAGAAGAAATGTAAACATCTACACAACTACCTTTAATATCATTTTCTTCTAATTCTAATTTTAGAATCTCAAATCCATGAATCATAGATTTCATCTCCATAAGATTATGGTCTACATTTTCTTCTGCTAAACAAAACAACCTCTTAACCTCCCCGTTAAAAGATAATATACCACAATAAAAACTCTCTTTCCCTCTGCATGAAGTTTCACAAAAAATCTCCACTCCTTTTTCAATAGATTTACTCATCCTCTATGTATTTACCATGTTTTATTCCGCATAATTTTATGTGTTCATCTATGAAAATACCCAACAAAGAACACTCACACCTATAACTACCTTTAACACACTCTTCTTCAGACACAGGCTTCAAGTAGGGACATATTTTTATCTTCATAGAAGTAACCTCCATTTCTAAAAACTCATCGTAAACAATCTTATCTGTACCTTTAATTGGTTCGTAACAAAAATTTCCTGTTGGAATTATTTTTTCATTTGCAACAACTTTCTTAGAAGTCTCTCTACATATATTATGTTTAAGATTAATTCTTTTCATATTTTTTTCGTGCTTTCAATTATTTCTTTACACAATTCGTTAGGTATCTTAGACCTGTCAAATGTACCCTTCTTCCCCTGAGTCCCAGTTCTTGCCCCACGCCTTGCCGACTCATGATGGCAGTGCTTATCTATTATCTCGCCAGTTTCTTTGTCGTACTTATAGTTTTTACACATAGGTCTTGGTATCCAAGTTTTACTGTTAGTCCATATGTCTGTAGGCTTGGCTCTAACGTCTCCGTACTTACAATACCAAACTGTGTGTCTTTTAAACTCCTGCATCCAAGACATACGCCTCATCATCCCTCTTGGGTTTTCAATAAAGAAAACAAGGTCTGGATTAATTACCAACCACTCTTTTATTAACCCTATCCAATGCTGATTAATTATGTCACACTGTGCAGCATATTCTGACTTAGGCTCTTGACCGTTTTTTCTATGAGTACCACAAGCAATAACGCTATAAGCAGTACAGTCTGGTGATGCCCAAATAACATCAGGAACAAACGGTATATCTTCAATCTTAAGATCTCCTATATCTATTTGTAAGTCTATTTTTTCATATGCAGTCCAATCAACACTGAACACATTTAAACCCTGCCTCTCTGCTTCATTCCCTACACTTCTAGACCCAGCAAATAATTCTAATAAATTCATTTTTCGTTTTCATCTAAATAAGAAATATTTAATTTCCATTCTTTCTCACTCCTCTTTGCCCAAATATCAAATGATTCACTAACATATTTTTCAGCTTCTATTTGAGTCATTTCATTTACTTTCATCAAATGATCAAGTGCCATATAATGTTCCCCTTTCATTTGAGCCAACCCAAAATGTTTGACCTTATGGCATTTTGGACAAAGAGATATCATCCCTTTCAAAACCTGCTCATTTGTAGCGTCATTGAAATCCCATATTTCATGGCATTCTAACTTATGCCTAAAACCTTGATTTGTTCCAATATCTTTACATATTTCACACTTATATCCAGCGCTAAGGTAAGAAGCTTTTCTTATAATGTCCCAATCTTTCTTGCTAACTTCGTTTCTAACGTTAGAGAACCAAGAAGTCCTAGGGACTAACTCTATTGTTAATTTCATTTTTCTTTTTTTACGTTGTTAATAATTTATCACCCGAAGGTTCTACTATCATCTTAAATTTAGCATCTTTCTTAAAGTTAAGAAAACCTTTATCATTTTGAGAAAACTGAGAAAGGTAGACCGCATCTTTTTGAAGTTCTGGTTTAAGTTTTGCTGCTAGTTTTCCGAAAGCTCTAATTTTAGTTGTCGTCACTCCATCCCCAACCTTTAACTCTAGGTACTCAGCCTTCTTCTTTGTTAATAGATATCTTATATCATGAAGAAAGAAGTAGTAGTCTCCTGAGTCTGTGAACGCAGTTATAGGATCTACATGCCTATTGTTGTCTTGAGCTTTTTTGATTATGTCTTCATTAATCTTAGCAACCCTATTAATAAAAGATAAATCAAACCCACAAACTTCCTCAAAATCATGGACTTTTTGCATATCTTGAGTTGGAGGGAATTTAATAGAATCTATTTTAGAACCATACTCAATAGCATCTAAATCAAAAGCTAAAAGCTGATTAGGTATTATTTTCTTCTTGGTCTTGGTTTTTAAACTTAACAGATATTCTCTAGAAGAAGACCAATCATCAAATACTCCCGACTTTAAACAAGCATTAAATGCTGTCTTATTGAAATTAGAAAAAGGAAGAGAAAAGAAAGCTGCCATAGAAATGCTCTCTAACTTTTTTTGTTTCATCGTCAATAAACTATTAAGCTCATCATAAGCTTTTGTCCCCATGCCTTTAACCATAGAAAACCCAAGAGTTATTTCTTTATCACGAGTAATAACACAATCCCAATCAGACTTCCTAGAAGGAGGAATAACCTTAACCCCTTTAGACATAGCAGAAGCTATAGCTTTAGTGAGCCATTCTTTCTGCTTTTCAAGTGCGCCTGAGGTTTTTGGGTTGTTCAATAAAGAACAATAAAATTCTTCAGGATAATAAGTTTTTAAATACAGAGTTTGCATTGCAATATACGCATAAGCAACACTGTGGGAATTTGACACACAAATATCATTCGCATAAAAATTATGAAATTCACTATCAATTTCTAAGTCGTAAGTCTCGACTTCTCCTATTTCTTCTATTTCAATTATTTTTTCAAAAGCACTACTCTTTATCTTTATTTCCTCTCCTCTTTCTAATATTTCTTTCAACGTCATCATCCCTTTTTCTGTCATGATTTTATGATCCATAGTGCATTCTAGAATATTTCCAGAAGAAGTTTTTATTCTATAAACCTTCTTAATTCCATTGTGGTGAATATCTTTCACAGGAACAAACTCATCTTCTTCTTTTTGTGGATTATAACCTCTAATTAAATCTCCTTCTTTGACATCTAATATACCAACTTTATCTCCATTTTCTTTTTCTACTATAGAGTTTTTACTTAAACATTTGTTGAACGAATATCCCAAATACTTCAACATGTACTCTTGTATCATTTGAAGAGAATCCTTATCCACACCTCTCTCTTTAGCGTTAGACATAAATTCATTCCAATACCCTAAGAACTTTAAATAATCCCCATAACCCCTTTTTAACTTGTCCTCACTAGTTATTTCTCCACCTAAGTTTACCTTAGCAATAAAAGCCTTCCCTTTATCCATATACCTCCTTAACATATCCCCCTTACCAAGATCAAACCCTGCGATTTCATTTGCTAAAAACTGAACCTGTTCTTGGAAAATCATTACTCCATTAGTCTCTTTTAAGACGTTCTCCAATAAAGGGTGTACGTATTTTATTTCGTTAGAATTAAACTTATTTACGATATACTCTTTATCAGCACCTATACTCATCGGTCCGGGTCTGAAAAGTGCATTCGCAGCAGCTAATTCCTCGAAACTTTCAATATGTATCGAACGTATTAATCCATTCATCCCAGAAGACTCAAACTGAAATATACCATGATTTAAACCAAGCCTAATTTCATCATATAATTTTGGGTCTTCAAAATGATCTTCAACATAAACAATATCGTCAGTAATATCCTTCCCACTACGATCCTTAACCATCTTGATGCATGATGAAATAATATTCATGGCTGAGATCTTTAAAGTATCAAGCTTTAGAATCCCTAAATAAGATAAATGCTTAAACGAACCATCAGCCTCAGAGAAAGCCGAAACAACAGCTCCGTTTTCAGCAATAACATTTGTTGGAATATAATTCCAAGAATCAGTTGGAGTAATAACAACCCCAGCAGCATGTTGACCTAACTGTTTAACCCTACCTTGAAGGCGAAGAGTCTGAACCATAACCTTCTTATTCTCTGGGTCAATTAGCCAATTTTTTGTTACAGGATGACAAGACTCATTGACCGAATGTTCTTCAAAAAACTCTTTTAAACTAAACTTATCTCCTAAGTGTTTTATTTGACGATCAATATCTCTGTTTACTTGTTCAATATCAGAACCTCTTTCAACACTCTGCCTACCCAACAATGCTCTTCCGACATCTTTTAAGCAACTCTTTTCGTTAAAAGTGCCTAACGTGCAAACGTGGAAAGTTCTAGACGCTCCGTACTTCTTAACCAAAAATCCGTCAATGATATCTTGTGTGTCTGACTCGAAATCAATATCTAAATCTGGCGGAGAATTGTGTATAAGTATTGATTTTACTAGGTCTTCAGAGGTTTTTTCTAAATCAATATCTAACGAGTTGCAGTAAAACAAATGGTCTATTTCACAAGAAATATCATAAACCTTTCCAGTATATTGTATTTTTTTTATAGACTTTATGTTCATGACATTATTTTTCTTATATTTTTCATAACCAACTCTCTTGATTTATTCCAATCATCCTCCCATATTACAAAAGGTCGTATTCCAGTTTCATCCAAAATAACAGACTCTCTCTTTGCGTCTGACCTCCACACTTCTCTTGCTAACTTCTTCTTGTGCTTGTGGTAATAATCCGAAGAATATTTCTTAGGGTTGCAATGCCAGTAATCCCCATTACATTCAATAATCACTTTTTTATTTGGGCAATAAAAGTCTAAAAACATTACCTTTTTCTTACTCTTTTCATCTAAGTAGACAATCTTTTTTTGAAGAAGTTCAGAATCAATATGGAAACAATCTTTTAAACCAAATTCTCTAACTAGTAAATTTACAACTTCTTTCTCAAACTTTGACGTTGAATTAATAGAATTAAACCAAGAACTACCACTTAAACTTACTTTCCTATCCATTTCTTTCATTTGCCACTCATAGTCTTTAAACAGATTATCAACCCCATATTTCTCAATCATGGATTCAGTAATAGCTGAATAATGAGGCCCTCTTTCTAAAAAGCTATTAACACCATACTTGTCAAAAATAGACTGAGAAGCCTTCTCTCTAACTTCTTTTATCTGAAATGGACTACACACCCCTTTAACTCCATACCTTTCTTCTAAAGAAGCTCCAATAGTGCGCTTGTATTCCTCAGTTTTGTAATATAAACTTTTATATTCTTTCTCAGGTATAAAGTAACCTCTACTCCATAACTTTAAACCTCCCCTAGTAGGGTGTAACGCTTGGTTTATTTCACTTCCATTTTCAGGATGATGAAACTTAACGTAGGTGTTTGTTAAAAAACAAAACCCCTTATCAGTTTCTATTCTAAAACAACACTTAGATTTCCTAAACTCTAAGTCATAACTTTTTACTACGCCTAAATTATTATGTGTCTTGTTTTCATACAAAACTCTACCGATCAAAAATTTAGGCGAAATAAATAACTCATTTTTATACCCCCACCCCTTTTTTTCTTCCTGAGTTGGTTTTGAAAAACCACAAAAATCTCTAAGGTAATTGTATAATTCTTCTGCCGTTTTTATCTCTTCTTTTAATTCTGTCATGTTTCTATTTTAAAATCTTTATCTACATCTAAATATGGATAAAGATTTCTAAACCGTGATTAACTGATCACTTTCTTTAATCTCATCAACTCTCACTTCTAACCTTTCACCTTCTCTTATGACTGGAACTATGTGGTTTCCTGTCAACTGAATAATAGCGCCATCTTCTGTTTCTATTTCAAAAACATCTTCACCCTCATTTAATTCTCTTTCGTGTATTTGAACTAACTTTCCTTTCCCAGTTTCTGTTTCGACATCATCATCAAGAGTGAGTTCTGTTATGTTTTTAAATTCTCCACCCTTTAATAAGACGTTACACTTATCTGTCATACACATTCTTGTTGGATTCAAAAAACGCTCAAAATAAAGACCATATTTTAGAGGGTCAATTTTAGTAATATCCAAAGCATATGCTAATAAACTTCCTCCACCTGAATTATGAACAGCTAGACCTTCAATATTATATGTTTCACTACCCTCTACTTTAAGGTCATAAACTTTTCCTTTGTAGCTTTTATATGTTTTATTGGCTATTTTCTCAGAACCAATCTTAACATCGACAACATCGTCTTCTTCAGTAAGCTTGTCAGCTTCAACCCACCCTCTATTAGAGGTTAGTATTTCATGGTCTTTTGTGCATTCTATAACTCTTCCATCTTCAAACTCTAACACTACAATTTCTTCATCAATATTGTATTCAAAAACATCCAACACCTCCTTAACGTCACCGTAAGCATCTATAACGAAGTCTCCAATATCAATAGTTTCTATAGGAGCTTTCATTTCATCTCCCATAATAACTTTAGAGTTAGGTAAGAAACAGCCTCTAGCAGCACCGATCTCATGACCTGTTGACCTATAATATCGAATCAATTCCCAGTTAACCAAAAAGTAATCTAACATCTTTTTGTCTTTGATTACCTTTAACTCAAAAGTTAATCTATCATGGTATTTTTTAACAACCTCATCTGTTAAAGGGACATTAATCCTCTTAGCTCTTTCTTTAAGTTTCTTATTAAGCTTACCAAAAGATAGTTTGTAGATTATCTTTTCTGAATCATCAGTTCCAAAAAAATCAATAATATCCTGAGTAGCTTCATATCTTGGGTACTTCTCAACACCGACTTCAAAGTCAAACTTACACTTCCTCCCTAAAGAAAGAGTGTTATCCATGAAGCCCATTAAAACATCTTCTGGGTAATTGTACCCAAATTTTCTATTTAACTTCAAATAATCTCTCCTTGTTGGATAATGAAGAACTCTTCTTTCAAAAAGCCTAGCCTGAGAACGAGGAGCTTTTTGACCAATAGCTAAAATAGTGTCTTGAAGATCGTTGTCTTCTGGGTGAACATAATGGACATCGTTGTCTACAATTATATCAACTCCATATTTGATTGCTAATTTTATTAAAAAATTATTCAATCTTTTTTGAATCAATAGTTCATTTAATTTTATCTCTACATAAAAATCTTCTCCAAATTGAGAATGAAGTAGTTTGAAATAAATCTCCGCCTCCTTCTTATGACCTTTTTGCATTAAATTACTAATAAACCCTTTATGACAACCAGACGTAACTATAAGACCTTCCTTATTCTCTAAAAGCCACTCAGTCTTTATCCTTCCATAAGGATAGCGAAACCCTTCAGTATTTGCTTTGTAAAGAAGCTTGTTTAGGTTTACGTACCCTTTTTGATTCTTTATAAAAAACTTTAAAGGGTAATCAGAACCCTCGTCAGCTTGACCTCCTTCTTCACCGTCTGCAAACTTTCCAATGTTTTCATTTAAAAAAAGTTCCATTCCCAAAATAGGATGGATTTTAGCTTTTTTACATTTATCCCAAAAATCCAAAGTCCCTGACATTGTATTGAAATCAGTAATACCAATAGCAGGGTGATTGTGTTTTTTTGCTATCTCAATATAATCAGTTGCAGTGGCAGCGCCTCTTAATAAAGAATGGTCAGTATGGACTCCCAAACACACAACAGGCTTGTCTAGTTCTTTGTCTGAAAGATTACCCCCGTAGTCATATGTTGCACCTTCTCTTGGAACAAACCCAAGACCTTCTATTTTTTGAGGAATATCCTTATAATCATAATGCCCGATTTCTTGAAGCTTAAAGAAACATTTAGCTAGAGCTAAAACATCGACTATCGCATCATGAGCATCTTCGAAACCAACTTTAAATAACGTTGTATGTAATTCTGTAAGAGTAGGCCATTTGAAGTTGAACCCTTTACCTCTACTTGGGATTTTACAAAAGTCCACAGTCGTGTCTTTTGTGTCCACATGCTCTATGGAATATAAATCTTTATGGTCTTTTTTTAATCTAACATATTCAGCACCCATTATCTTTTGATCAAAAGATATGTTATGAGCGATAAGATAATGGTTTCTCTCTAATGCTTTATTGAATTTCTCTACAACCTCAAGCAATGGAAGCCCTTCTAAATTTGCTCTTTCATTTGTTATTCTATGAATATTTATAGCATCTTGAGGTATGATGAAACCATTAGGCTTTACAATAAAATCACCTCTATTCGTTTCTTTTCCATCTACATCATACTCTACCCAAGCAAGCTGCACAAGTCTCGGCCAATTATCTGAATCAGTAATTGGGGCTTTATAGTTTTGAGGAAGACCAGTTGTTTCTGTATCGAATATTAAGTACATGCTTGTATTGTATTTATACAAATGTACGAAAAATATCAGTCTTTATCGTAATCGTAATTGTTCTTCATGAGGTTTTCTTCCTTTCTTTCTTTAGCAAACTCTTTTTCCTGCTCTAGAATAAAATTTTGAATTTCATGAAGTTCTTTTTTAGCAAACCTAGTTAACCTCCTAGCTCTTTCTCCAGCAGAAATGTTTTTCTTATAAGAAACAAAGTCAATCAGAAACTTATCCATCATATCTAACTGGTCTTTCAAATCAATCCATCTCTCAATTAAGTCAAATTTATCATGTTTACTTTTTATTCTTTTTTCATTCATCTACATTAATTTCTTCAACATCACCTTCTTCCTCTTCATTAGATAGTTCTTCAATTTCATTGATAAGCATTTGTGACTTTTTCACTAAAATATCATGTTTAGTCAATAAAGGATTTTTACCCTGATCGTAAGCGTTCATTATCTCATTCACATCCGACACATCAACCCTTCTTTCTAAAGAGTCTAAAAGTTTTTTTGCATCTCCAAAAGTCTTTTGCTGACTATCAAACTGGTCTTGAAATTCATCTTCAACAGTTTCTGTTATAATTTCTTCTTCATCGACACCTAACAACTCATTCAACAAAGAATCTGTCCTATTATTAGCAAGCCTCTGATTTCTTCGCATCTTTCTTATTTCTGAAATTTCATCAGGAGTATCGTCTGGAAGTTCTTCTCCAGCAGGCAAATCAACTCCATCCCCTAAATCTTCTCCACCTGCATCACCAAGACCTAAATCTTCAGCTCCGCCAAAACCTCCACCAAGACTACTTCCGCCCCCGCCTCCGCCTGAGAAATCATCACCTTCACCGCCTTCAGCGCCTTCAGCTCCTCCTGAAATAATCTCATCAGCATTTGGAAGTTCGTAAATAGCATCAATATCAGTAAACAAACCAATCTTCTTATATGTCTCAACTGCTGCATCGATTTCAGCAAATAATCTCTTCTCAATTTTCTTCTGTTTAAGCAAGAGCTTAATATCTGACTTAGAAAACCCTAAAAGATTCTCCATTGCCCAAGTATAAGATACTGGAGAAGTTGCATCAGGAGTGAAATACTCCTTAAACACTTCTACACGAGCTTTCATTGTTTCTAATTTTAGAAGCTCTTGCTGAGAGGAAGGGTTGTTTAATTTTAAATCAAAGTCCTCTAAATCTTCTTCCGAAAAACCGAGGAAATGCAAATGTATAGAAGCAATTCTTCGAAGCTCCATTAAGAACGCTTCTTGAATTGAGTTTACTGTTCTTGCAAACCTTAAATCGGCTTGAGAAAGCGTAGACCCTCCGGGTAGGTTCTCGGTATAGTTTAAATAAGTTTTTGGGACTTTTAAAGAAGCGAAAAGTTTCTTTTCTAGATACTCAATATCTTGAATTTCTCCTAGATTTGAAGCTCCGGGAAGAGTTTCAATTTTCGACATCTTTTGATCCCTAATCGGGATAAAGTAATCCTCCGTTACATTTAACGGATCATATCTATAGTTCGTGTTTCCGTTGTTCTGATTCACCATTGGTTGTTTCTTCAGTTGATTCTGAAGCCCCATCATAAATTGTTCAACATCTTGCTCTTCTAAATTCCCTACCTCAATATAGAACACCCTTCTTTCTGGCGCTCTAACCAAACGATACACTAGCATTGCATCCTCAGCCAACTGTAATTGCTTCCAAAGCTTTCTCGCTGAATCTAATATAGACCTACCATAAGGAAGTCTTTTTGAGTCTTCTAAAAGTCTAAAGTGAGCTACTTGCCAGAACTCAAAATCCATACCCATTGTTTCCCATCTAAATTTTTCAGACTGAGACTCCTCTCCTGAGAGAGGTGGTATTCTACTAATTTCTTCTCCACTTAAAACTTTAAAATCATATATACCATCTCCTTTTGCAATATGAAGGTGCATGTAAAAATCACCAAATTTCATCAAATCTCTAAGAATCATTCTTGCGTTGTAGTTCATGTTTAATCTCTTATTAAACAGATCTTCTAGTGCAGTTTGAATTCTACCATTTTGAGAATAAATCTGAAGTATCTTTCCGTTCTCTCCACGAGTTAAACAATTATGCGAAACAATTCCTGTTCCATTAGAAGTGTTTACAACAAAATTGTTGTAATTCCCTGAATTTACAAGATCATAAGTTTTCTTCTTTCCAATAAACTCAACAGAAACTACTGAATGGTTTGCTGCTTTAGCAAAACCTTTCATATTTTTGTAGTCTGTTGATTTAAGTATGGTTTCAATTTGTCTATAATTAAACCCATCTTCTCTACATATTTTAGAAAAGTTAACAGACCCTTCGCTTGAAATCAAACTTCTTTTAAGTCTATTTAATATTTGACTCTTAGACTTAAATGGCTTAACTGTTTTTGACCAATTTGTCCCATTAGAACGAAGAAAAGAATCCAGCTTTTTGTAACTCCAACCCATCTCTTCACAAATGCAGCCCATAGATTTTTCTAAAATCATAAAAGGGGCTTGTTTTTTACACACAGCAGAAATGCTTTCGAAACTAATATTTTGTACAATGAAATCTATATCTTCAATTCTATTAATACCTAAAGATTTATAAGCCTCTGATTTTCTTAAAACATAAGCATTAGTCCCTAGGTCGATAGCTATTTTGTTTATATTCTTAAATTTAAGATAACTATCAATAATATCCTGTGAAGTAAAATCTCTATTTAAATCATTTCTATATCTACCATTTTTATCACCAGATAATAATTCGCCTTTTCCGAACATTCCATTTTCTTCTCCTGATCTAGAGAAGTTTTCTAACAACTGCTCTTTAGTCCAAGAAGAATATTTAGCTTTTCTGTTTTTAGACATCTGTTCTTGCCTATTAGCTCTCCATTCTGGGTCACTCCAGTACTTTCCGTCAGCTGAATTAGTTTCAGAAAAAACTTTTCTCATTTTATCACTATATTCCTTATCATTTTTCCAACGATAAGAATTTAAAGAAGCATGAAGGTTTTGGTGATCAAACCAACCCATAACTTGAAGATTGGAAGGATCATTGTTAAGTTTGTCAAAATTCTTGTGATGAACAACACCTTTCTGTTCATTCCACAAAGTTTTTTTAACAACACGATGAGTGTAAACCCATTTTCCGTTTTCTAATATCATCTCATAACCGTTAATCCTATCTTGATCGCTAGATGTCTTACAGTACATAGAAGCAACGCTATGACCTTCTTTTAAGTCAATTGTTTTTGTGTATTTTTCATCTCTACGATTTAACCATAAATGCTCACTAGTTGCCTCTACAAAAGAATCATCATCGAAAGTTACTTTATAAACATCCTGTTCTCCTTTATAAACAACTCTGTCACAAATAGAAGCTTCAAATTCTTTTGTTTCAGGATTACATCCGTAAACATAAAAATTTGATTCTTTTCTTTTATAAAGCTCCTCAATAGTCACCTTCTCACCTGAAAGGAGAGGTATTACTGTATCAGCAGCTAAACACTCATCCCTTAATATATCTAATGCCGCTGCAATTTCGGGAGACATATCCATAGCTCTGAAATCTTGGTAAGAAGCAATTCTATCTGTATCATAATACAACGTTCTTGTATAGATGTTCTCGTTAATCTTACTTACTTGCCAATCAAGAAATTGCTGTTGAGTGTTTTCAATGTGATCTTTTTGAGTAGCAGGAGGAAGTGTTGATGAAGTTCCAGTTCCTTGCCCTGATATGTTACTAGGAGTGATTCTATTCCCCCCTCTAAGAGCAGACATTGCACTCTTAAATATACCAACACCCTTATCTCCATTAGGGTTGTTCGATTGCTCTGTTATAATTTTATCAGCCATTTTTATCGTCTTGTTTTTCTAATATAATCTTTGTTTTTTGAAAAGTAAACACTTAATCAGTTAACCAGTTTAAATCATCATCTATTGATTGATCTCTATTTCCTCCTGCAAAAATTATAGGACTTATTCCTTTTCTTTTCTTTTCTGAATTTTCGCCTTCTTTTTTTCTACTTGCTCTTCTAACTTGCTCTGGAGTGTTATCTCTCATTGGAGATTTTCCATTTAAATTGAAATATTTTAGCATCTGTTTTGCCTGATCTCTAGACTTAGTTGCATTTTCATACTCTGTATTTCTCATATAAAGAGCAATAGCCCAAGCGAAAATTAAATCATCGTTGAAACCTTTTTCGTGCTGTTCTTTATCTTTAACTTTGACGAAAGTATCGAACTCAGATAGTAATCTTTTTGAGTTTATAATAACCTGTTTTTCCCTCATAATTTGGATGAGGTTTGCCATCATAAGAGGTCTTGTTTTTGAGGTCGTCTGGAAACCCGGAACCAACGCTCCGTCCTTATACATCGTTGCCTCTTTATAAGAAGAAGCTTTAACATAAAAGTCCTTATAGTTTTTGCAAAAGAATTGATTTGTATACTTAAGTTGATTCTTTAATCTAAATGTTGTAGCAGAACCCATCGAGTTAACCTCAATAGCTACAAATGCGTTGTTATAAATTTTGGCAACTTTGTATACAATATCAGCTAATTGATCAGGGTCTACTTTAACTTGAAGCTCTCCAACTTGAGTCATAGTTTCTACATTGATTAGTTCAAGCGTAGAATAATCTCGACCATCTCCCCTAGATACATCTCCTCCGATAATGTAATTATTACCTTCAACTGGTAATTCCCAAATATAAAAAGGAGTTCTGTCGTGAGTGAAATTTTCAGTTTCTACCTTCCAATCAAAATAACACAAAGGCTCAATCCCTTCGTGCATAATTCTGTCTTTGTATTTTCTTAATATTTTTGCATCAATTACTAAATGCTTAGATCCTTCAAAAGATAAATCAAGTTCCTGAGCAATAGCAATGGGGTCATTATTTAAACGAGTACACTGATCATCATACCAAGGACTCCAAGGATACCTCTCTCCATCGTCATCAATTTTCCACTCAAGATCTTCTGATGCCATTGGGTTTTGAGTCCAATGTATCTCTACTGGGTTAAAATCATTTTTCCCTGCCTCTGCTTTTGTCCATATATCATGATACAAATTACCTGTACCGTATGGAGTAGAAATTAGTATCGCATCTCCTCTTGTCATCGAAAGAGCTGTTGATGCTGCTTTCCAAATATCTGAAGCATCCTTAATAAATGCAACCTCATCCAAAACCAATAAAGTTAAGGCTTCACCACGCCCTGCTTGAGGAGATGCTGCTTTTGCTTCGATTTGACAATTATTATGAAACTGAAGCATTTTTTTGTTTTCAGTTTTATAAATAGAAGTTCCAATTTTTGGCGGCTTTAAGAAGTCTGGTAGATAATCGATAAACTGTTTACAAGTCTCCAAAAAACGAATAGCGCCTGCACCATCATTTGCAATAACAAGAACTCTTTCATCTTTTCCAAACATTAATCTCCATGCACAATAACCAGCAGTTATTACCGACAATCCAGTGTTATGTGTTAATAATCCATCAATAAAAAAGTTTTCATTTTTTTCAACTGAAATATCATAACACATAATTTTGCCAGCATCTTTAACACTTTTTATAACGGAATCATATTTTACATCGTGCTTATAAGAGTTTACAATTCTATTATGATTTTCATTTGTTTTATCATATATCCCTATTTCTTCAACAAAAATCTTACATGCTTTAGAGTGAGTTACTCTTAACTTCCAGAATCTATTTTGTTGCATCTTCATTCCGACAACTTCATAAATATTACAAGCAATATTATAACGCAGTAAAAGCTCTTTCACTTGATACAGATATTCTCTACATGGAGACCCAATTCCAAACTCCAATCTTTCAGAGTTCCCAACCTTATGAATACTAACCCACCCATCTCCAGCAAACATCCTATTCAAAAGAAGAGATGTTGATTTTTTGTTCCAACTAAAAACCTCCTTTGGTAAAACTTTATATTCTGATCTACAATCAACCCCCATTTCTTCACAAATAACTTTAAAAGAATTTTTTGTTTTAGAACCATGAGATTGATGAGGAAAAACATCATACCCGTTACCTTTTTGTGTTTTTCTAATCTGAAGTTCAGGGGTTAAATCAGTAACACATTCACAAAATTCTTCAATATATTTAATATTATTATTGGTAAATTTTGGCTGACTTATAGCACTACCGTCAGTAATCATATAACCTAAAGCAATAACATAAGAATTTCTTGGAGATACATTTCCAAAAACAGGGTTTTTAAATAAAACTTTGTCTCCTTTTTTTAACTCTTTGGCCTTCACCCACCCTTTGTCTTCAATAAATAAAGGATGGTTTTTACCTACAGTTAGGTTTCTTGTGTCCCTTAATTTAAGAGTAACACATTCCCTAATACCACTTTCCCAAGAATCACAAACTTTATCTTTTTCTAATTTTTTAGAACTAAGATCATAAGACCAAACTGAATCCCCAATATTAAAGTCTTCTATTGACTTGATTCCTTCAGGAGTGTTAACATAAGTCCCCTCAGGTAAACACTGGCGAGACTTAAGAGTTATGTTGAAACGGAAATCAATAAAGTCATCTAAGATGTCTTCCTGATACTCAAAACAAGTCATATCAGTTATCAGCTGCTTCTCAGCATTAAATACCTTCCCGTATGTGTTTAGAAAATAAACAGGGTCAGAAGCACATTTTAAATACTCTGACCTTTGTTTAAATTTTGGAACTTTTTTTATAATCGACATACTTATTATTTGCTATAAATAGTCAGTTTCGATGTTTTACCGCATTTTTAAGCTAAACCGTAGTAGTCAAACAACGGAAGAACATCAGACATATCAACAGTTATTGTTTTGTTGAACATCTTTAAATCTCCATCTTGCTCTTTATATTGACAGTAGAATTTAACATCTACATCTTTTGGGTTCATTATAATAAATGAATCCCTATCATTAAAATCTGTATTAACAGTAAATGTGCTTCTAGAACCAATATACTCTCCAGCAGCTTTACCTGAACTAGCTGTTCCGATAGCTCCTTCAGAAGGATTAACCCACCACATTCTTTTTAAAGGAGTTGTTTCTACACCGTCAATCATGAATTTCCCAGTAATTCTAATTTTACCATCCTCTTCTTCAGTTTTAACCTCTAGAGTTATTAACCCAGTAGCAACATCAGGAACGTCTTTTTTAATTCCATAAATAGTTGTTGCCATTACTAAAGCAACTTCTTCATCAGAAGGGCTTTCCCAACCAGTAACTGAAACAGCTTTTTCATAACTAGGATTCCCTCTCATCTTATCCATATTCTCAAGATAAGTTTCATAAAGAAAACTCCAAAACTTAACTACAGAGTAAGAATCTCCTTTTTTAGTTACAGTAACAGTGCTTGTATGCATCTTTTTTCTGAAAAGTTTTGTTCTAGTAAAAGTGATAGAATTTTCTTCTAAATTTTCTTCCACTACACAAGGTCTTCCTATGGCTCCAACAACTGAAGAGTTTAGGTTTTCTTGACTAGAATAAACACCAACTCCCTCCCTTGATTTATAAGTCCATATTTCTCTTGAATGATTTTCCCAGTGTTGGAATTCTTCATCAAAATATTCATTTAAATGCGCAGTAACGCTTTCTTTGCTTGTAAGTTTCATATTTATTATTATAAAATTTTATTAATATCAATGTGGAATCTAGCGACAGTTTGTTTTACTCCATGATATAAAGTTAAAGACAAATACTCTCTATTTGAGTCAAGCCTATCTTCTTCAGTAAACACATAATCAGCGGAGAATGTGTTTAAATCTGTACTCCCTTTAAAATCAGTAGTCATTGGCACATCTGTTCTTTCTGTAATCTTACAAAAATCTAATCTTCCACTACCTCTGTTTGAATCTATATTGTTTCCACAAGCAATATAATCTCCATGCCTGTACTTACCACCTCTAACTCCTCTCATAAACCACATACAACCTATGCCTTGTATATCGACATTGTTATCAACATCTTTGTAAGAAACTTCGTTTAAAATAGAGATGTTTTCAACTGTTGAAACTCCGTTTTGTTCTGTTATTCTAACTCCGGGATTGGCGTGATATAAATCAACTTCATAATCTCCTTCAACTAAAATAGAAATCATTGTCGCATCCTCAGGATTAGCTCTGTTATATAATCTCCAAGCAGAACCTTCATCAGTCCTCTCCATATAAGCTGTAGGGTATTTCCCTCCTCTTAATAATTGAAAAGAATCTTGATCTATAGGAAGTACCGTCATCTTGTCAAAATATTCTGTAGCTGGTTGTTTGTTTTTGTGCATAATCCACTTGCCACTTCTAGAAGATTTTAAAGCTCTAGAAACAACTAAAAGTTTTTTTGCATTAAAAAAATCAACAACCTCTTTATTTAAATCATAAGCATAAATATCCATTTTGTTTTTGTTTTTGTTTTTGTTCTTTTCTAAAATTAAATAGTTTTATTTTTAGTCAGTACGGTTTTGTTTTTTAAGGTTATTACCCTTGGTAAGTCTGTAATTATGGAAACCTCCATTTTTTGCATATTCATAACCTAAATCCCACCATTCGTCCATCTTTTTTTTATCAAATGATAACACGTTATTTGTCAACACTTCTGGAGTGAAACAAATACTTATATTGATATCTCTATTATGAGACTGAAGCTTACCCATTTCTATGTTATTCGCCATGTTTTTGTTCAAAAGCATTCTTAAAATAGAAATCATAAAATGAATAGGGTTTTTTATTTTTAAAGAACCCTTAGGAGTTGTGTTTTCTGCATCCAAAACAATAACATCTATCTCAGTAGCCCTAGCGTCAATGGCTGCTTGGATTGGTACATTTTGAAACAAACCACCGTCAGCATATTGAAACCCATTTCTGTTTATAAGACTCATATAAAGAGGGACATTTGCAGAAGCCCAAAGCCAATCGCAAAATTCTTCATAAGGATAATCATTAGATGATTTATATTCAGTTGTCTCCAAAGTTATATTCGTCACAGCAGCTATAACCTCTACCTCTGATTTTCTTAGTTTATTGAAATGTTTTTCTTTAAAATACTTTCCAATAAAAACTCTTAAGTTTTTTGATTCCCCAAAGGTTTTTCTAAAAGTTAGAAAACGAAAAAGTATTCTGAAATAATTATGTTTTCCTGCTTTTTTTCCTCTAGTGAAAAAAGGATTAACAGAAAAAATGTCTTTTGAAGTTACATTAGTATACCCTTGACGTAAAACCTCAATCTCTCTCACAGAACTTAAAGGCGCAAGCAAACTTCCTGTTGATGTTCCTACGTACAAATCATATTGCTTTTTTTTATCTTGCAATAGATGTTGAATAACACCTCCCGCAAAAGCCCCTGTTGATCCTCCTCCTGAAATTACTAGTGCTTTTTTTTTCATGTTTTTATATTCCTACGTATATTGTTGTTTGATCATTCGGAATAACTCTAAGTATTTCGGTTACAAATATTACATCTGTAAAATCATTTTTTATATACAATTGATAATTTCCAAATTCTATTGGAATAAAAGATGCTAAATAAACTCCTGACGGGCTATCAATTAAAGAAATTGTGGCTGAGACTCCATCGTAAACCTCTCCGTCTTTTATTAAAATATCATTAAAAGTAGTAGAAGCTGTTACGGGAGAGTTTGTTAGCCCCGAAACAGAAACAAAATTTATATGTATGGTGTCTCCAGTGTAGTATCTCATGTGTTTTTATTTTCCTTTTCCTTTTGGTTTGATTCTCTTGTTCTCTATTACCTCTAAATCATTAAAAAAAACGGCAAGTGAGGCATCAATTACTTCAGCTGATAAAATTTCATCCCCAGTAACAGATAATGTTATTGTTTTTGATATATTATCATTGATAAACAAATGAACATCAGCAGTCATTTCTTCAACTATATAAACAACTGTAAGAACCCTGAATTCTGGGTTATCAAACTCTTGCCCACCAATAACAGCTCTAGTGTTTTTTAATTTGTATTTATAATCTTTTAATGCCATTTTTTTTAATTAAAGTGATTTCTAACGTACACAGCTTTACGTCCTCCAACCGTTTTAGCCTGCTTGTAAAAATGTTTCCCTATAAATGTTGTGATATAACTATTTGTGTCAGAACCATCAGTTGTTGATAGTACCAAGTATGTTGACACCAACGAACTAAAATATGTGGGATGATATCCTGAGCCAACTAGGTTTGTGATTGACTGACATTCATTCCAAGTAGCAACCCGCCAGTCGGAATAACCGCCAACATTTGAATCAGTGGCAGCTGATAACTGAGCGCCCCAGTATCCGCCTCCATAATCGTTCGAGTAAAGTTCATCAGACCACCAACCAAGACCTGTTAAATTGTCAACTACATAATTATCAGGAAGACTTTGTGTTCCATCAGCGGCAGTGAATCTGTAATTGTTTCCGAAAGCGTTTGTTGTGGTTAGGGCTGTAAATGGATCATCAGCTGTAAAATCTAATTGAACCATTGTTGTCCCAGTTGGAGTGTAGTCATAAGAACCATTCCTCATATGCCACCCCTCATCATATGATGCAGAAGTATTATCAATTACTCCAGCATCATTATAACTGTCTTTCTGTGAATTGACGGGTCTCTGATAAATAATACCAGCTTCTGATTCAGTTGCTCCTGTAAAATTCGTATAAACAGTTCCAGAATAATTTACAGAAGAAGCTGTTTGTCCATCTTGATTTATAATATTAAAGTCTGGAATCAAATATTCAGCTGAGGCTACTGGCGAAAGAGATAAAGCTTGAATTAAATTTCCGTCAGAATCTTTTACTGAGAAATTAGAATTAGCAACCACATAACTCTCTGCTCCTTCTGCTGGAACATTAACGCTAGCAATTACAACTCCGTTAGTGTTTTCTACAGAAACAACAGAATCAGCAACTTCATATAAAAAATTACCTCCAGAAGAAATAGTTACACCTGTTAATACACCACCCTTTTTAGGTACTGAGTTTCTAATTTCTATATCTACGTCTGCACAGGCGTAAGTTGTATATACAGAACCAGAATAAGGAACTGTGTCTTCTAGACCTCCATTTACATACACAGCTACATCTCCAACCACATAATCTTCTGTTCCTTCTGCTAAAACAGAAACATCAGAAATCAAAGTCCCCTCAGAATCTTTTACCGAAACAACCGAATCTTCAACCATATAATCTTCTGTCCCTTTTGCTAAAACCGAAACAACAGAAAGCAACGTCCCAGTAGAATCTTTTACAGAAACAAACGAGTCAGCAACCACATAATCTTCTGCTCCTTCTGCTAAAACAGAAACAGTAGTCATTGCCACCCCAGCGGAGTTTTTTACCGAAACAACCGAATCTCCAATAACAAGAGCAACAGTCTCACTAGAAGGGTATGTAATACTACCTATAATACTTCCATCGGAATCTTCTGCATTAGTGGTAGAATCTGGAAATTGAAATATCCCATTTTGAGTATATCCTGTAGTAAAAGAGCCATCTGAGTTTTCAACGGAAACGTCAATAGCCACACTATAAACTCCTGATGGCGCTAATTGAACCAAAGTTGAGCCTAGTGAATCCAAAACTAAAGCTGGAGGCAAAACTCTATCTTGACCTTGTTCAATTCCGCTAAATACTGTACCTCCTGAATAATCAAATATTGTTACCGCAGACAAAGAAAAACTTGAACCCGCATCAACTGTAGATACAGTTCCACCCGAAGACCATAAAATAGTAGCTACCCCTCCATCATCTGATGGGGGAACAATATAATATCCGCCTGTAGTGTTGATTAACATAAATATTTCTTTCCTATAAATAGAAAAAAGAAAAGTCTTTATAAATAAAGTTCTTAAAATTTTTTTAATGGTATTTATTAGTAATTAACGCTTAAACTAAACAAAATAAAGAAATGGCTGAAATGTATAGATCGGTTCCTGTAGACAACGAACCAAAAATGAAGAACAACTTTGAACTTCTTTTCCCAACTGAACTAGGAATTGAGTCTTTTTTAGTTCAAACAGTGGCAAAGCCTTCAATAAACATAAATGAAGTTGAGATTCCATATATGAATAGTTCTACTTGGGTTTCTGGTCGTGCAGTTTGGCAGCCAATGGAAATTACTTTCATTGACACTGTTGGACCTTCTACTACACAGAAAGTTATGGAATGGGTTAGGCTTCACTTTGAATCAACAACTGGACGTAAAGGTTATGCTGTAGGTTACAAAAAGAACTTAGTATTAAACGGTCTTGACCCAACAGGTGTTGCTATTGAAAAATGGACATTAATTGGATGTCAAATAACTGTTGCTGGATTTGATAGCTTTGATTACAATGATGACGCACTTACTATGATAAGCTTAACTATCCGACCAGATAGATGTTTATTAGAAAGTTAAAAAAAACTTTTTCTTAATGGCTGAAACTAAAATTTATAAAAGGTTTTATTCTATTATCGCTACGGGAGTAGATGAGGTACAAACTTTAATTAATCCTTTTTTAGTTACTGCAAGTACATTTAACGTGACTCAAGGGCAATCTCTAGTGGAAAATGATGTTCCTTTAGTAAAAGAATCAATAGGTCTTTATTACGCTTTATTAGACGGAACACTGTATAATTCAGATGATAAGTATGATGTTGTGTTTTCAGTAAACTACCTAGAATCAACACCAAGTAAAGACTTAAAAAGCACTTTTAAATTAACTCCTGTATTGACTCCAAAAGGATCATTATCATTTGATATTGAACAACCGATGGTTATTCAGGTGCAAGTAAATAACTCAACATTCCAATTTTAAAAACATGGCTTTAGGAAATGAATTTTTAATTAAACAAAATGATACACTCCCAGTACTTCAAGTGTGTTTGTTTGCGAAGGGAAATTTAGGCCAAAGAGAAGCTATGAATTTAACTGGAGCTACAGCCGTTACTTTTTCAATGATAGATAAGTGTGGAGAATATACGATTTTAAAAGAAACTGCTCAAATCACAAATTTAAGCGAAGGAGTAATTCAGTATTCTTGGAATCAAAACGATACTGTTGAAGCAGGTAAGTATCAAGGAGAATTTGAAATCACTTATACTGGTGGAGGGAAGCTTTCAATACCTCAGGTCGGTGGAATTACAATCAGAATCACCGAAGAGATTAGTCCTTATTAAAAAAAAGCAAAGACACCTAACAACTTTCTCACTCTCAACACTCCTTAGAGCTTGGGGTATTAATGGAAGTGCATTGCAGGGTTATTGGTTTGTGTCTATTTAATTAAATCCTCCCTAACCCTTTTTGGATTCACTACTTTTTGGTTGCTCTGGTATCTCTGTCCAATATTCTATCTGATCCAAATCTCTAAAATGATCATCTCCTTCATCATCATCCCAACATTGATGATAATCATTGTAAAAACCAATAACAACCCTACCTCTATCAATTATTAAATAAGCCCCTTCTTTGTTAGGGTGACCAATATTCCACCCATTTAAATTAGTCTGTTTTTTGTTTTCTTCCATTTTTTAAAATACTAAAGGATATTCTGATCCATTGTAATACACAAAAGCAAATGATTTCATTTCCTCAAAATTTGACATATTAGAAAGATTAAGAGGAATCTTTTCTTTTAAGAGTTCTGCTTCAGATATTTTAAAACTAGAAACTAAATAATGATCGTCCCATTTTGATTGTAGTATCAAAACAATCCCAAACCTCCCTTCATCATCAATCTGCATTTCCCAATTACCACTTTCTGAAATCGGGTCAACTAATTGTTCAAACTCTTCTTCATTTAATCCAAGAAATTTAATCAACAATTCTTTATCTTGATACTTTTCTTTAAATGGAATTGATAAACCAGCCATAGAACAATCTGTACTCATATTTTTATATATTTAAACACAAAAGTATAAAATATAAGGCACAAAAAAGGAGATAATTTAAGTAATCTCCTTTTTTTTATGTTATGTTATTGATTATCAGATTTAAAAATCATCAAACGAGGCTCCTGTTGGTAAAAGTTGGAAACTTAAATCTACAAACTCAGCCGCTCTAGTTGGTTTTATTTGTATTTTCCCAATCAATTCTAATCTATCCATTGTCTCTGCGGTATTGTTAGAATCATCCATGATAACTCTGAAATCATAGATACCTCTTTGATTTTGAATTTGTAGTAAAATAGGCTCTACTTTAGCTTTAAATTGATCTTTTAGAGTCTCATCATTCGGATCAAATACTAGTGAGAAGGAAGCAGCAGATACAAGTCTCTGAAGTCTTAAAACAAGCCTTCTAACGGATATTCTATCAAGTGCTGAGTTGACAACTTGCATTGTCTTCTGACCCCAAATAAGTGTTCCTTGCTGAGTAAAGTAAGCAATTGGATTAATTCTAGCATTGTAAAGTGTGTCTAAGTTATCTCTAGATAAAATAATTTCTGGCTTCTTAACATTGTTTGGAAGCGCTCCTCTTAATGCTCCTGCTGGTGCATACCAAGGATTGTATTTGTTATCTGTAAATGCCATCGCTCTAACAACTCCAAATGTTGGAGATAAGAAAACAATTCTTCCGTTAGCTGATGCGTCTTGAGTTTTAAGCCAAGGCCAGTAAGTGGTAGCATAAGACGAGTCAAACCCAGTAGCCTCAAACGCTGAAACAACTTCTAAAACAGCACTGTTGTTATTTGTGTTTTCATCACTTATTCTTGGAGAATCCATGATGTACAAAGCATCAGCTCTATCTTCAACCATCTCTAAAGCATATCTACAAAGAGATAAGTTATTAGAATAGTCAATGTCTGGTGTAGCTAGTAAATTAATGTCTACCTTAGTGTCAGATTCAAAAATATCTAAAGCATCTTTAAATGACTGAACATCTGAAGTGTAAACATCAGTAAATCTTTCATAAGGATTAGAATAAGTGTTTTTCTTATCCCACCCGTCAAAACCGCCAGAAGGAACAACGGTGAATTTAAGTTTGTTTTTATCAATATATAAACCACTTGAATCTTTATAATCTTCCATAGAAGCTTTATCTCCAGAATCAAACAATGTAGACGATGCTACATTTTCCATATGGAAACCTTTCAATGTGTTTTTGTCAGTTTCAACACTACCTGCATAAGCAAATAAATCATGCTCTATATTCTGAGCAGCTGTCTTAACTGAAACTTGAGTTTTAGTTATTGAAGTATATCCAAGTTCTGAAACTCCAAGATAAGTTCTTGAAACACTATCGTCATCAGTATATCTAGTTTTGTAATAAATATCAGGAGAGTTAGATACATCTCTAACTTCATAACCTCTAAATCCAGCTGGAACAGTATCGGTAGGAACTGATTCTGCCATTTCAATAGAAATATATTTAGAAACCTGATCGTAAGTTTTATCTGTTGTTCCAATCACTCTTCCAATATAGTTAGAAGAAGATTCACTTAATTCAAGGTTTGAAAATCTTTCATATCCTGCTTGACCTAAACCAACAGCATCTCCGTACTCATATCTCCTTACTATTAAATCAAATCTGTTATTTCTAACGTCAATGTTAGCAAAAGATATTTTCACCTCTCTATTTGATGCGTTTCCATCAGATACAGTGTTAATTTTAAATAAATTACGAACTGTTCCTCCAATAACTCTTGAAACAATCCAAGGAGTTTTTGCATTTGTGTACTGACCAGTATAAGACGTATAAGCATCACTGTCGTCATAAACAATAGAAGCTGAAACTCCTGTAATATCTCCTCTTTCAGCAGCCTCTCTAGTAAAGTGAGGGTAAATAGATTCAACATAAAAATGTTCTAGTCCAGAAATAACTTTAGGAGATTTACCAAAAGCTGTTGCTACATAAGATGATTTAGTTTCATCCAATGAAACTGTATAACTACTGCCTGCTAAAGGCCCTGTGCTTGCTGTTAATTTAAAATCAGAAAGTGGGTTTCCTGTAGCAGAAACCGATGCATCAATTTCAATGTCCGTAGATTGATCAAAGTAATAATCGCCAGTTATTTGGTTTTTCTTACTTCTTAAAACTGCCAGTGTTGCTCCTGACTTAGAACCTCTTGATTCTAAATTAGTAACAGCTAAAGTCATTGTTTCTCCATCAGCTCCATCATATGTTGTCTCTGTTGTAATTGAAGTATCAATACCTAAATCAGTATAGTCTGAAGACAAGTTCATTGCAGAAACAATATTTGCTGTTGTGATAGACCCACTAAAGCTTATTGTTATAGCAGGCGAAGTAGCTGTAACAACAACAGCTTCATCCGCTAGTGTGTCATCTTCTTCAAATGTATATGTGAATGTAATAGGAGATACAACGCCTGTATCAGTGAATGTCAGTCCAGATGTAGTAGAACTTCCTCCATAAGTTACTGAAGAATCAGCCACAATTAGCCAAGCACCTGAATTAGTAAATCCAGTTTTCCCAAGCACCCTAGATATTGTGAGTTCGTTTGATTGACTAAGGAATGCATCAGCAACATATGTTGCTGGATATCCATAGTTAGTAGCACCAAATCTCTCGTGCCTTTCTTCGGAAGTAGGAACAGCAATCGCTTCGAAAGCTGGACCTTTTGGGAATCTACCTACAATACCAAGTCTTGTTATACCTACTCTTGATGCGAAAGCGGTGAAGTCTTGAACTTTTGTGTATATACCCGGTGAAACAAATACTGAAGCCATGTTGTGTTTTTTTCTTTTTAAAAATTCTTAAGAAACTTAACCCCTTATAGGGTCTTAGTTTTAAGTAAATAGTGTAATTTTTTTAGTAACTCTCAATTCTAATTGGTTTTTTTTAACCATAACTTAATGTGCTGCTTAAAATATTGATAAACATCAAAAAAAGTCTATTAATAAATAGAAAATAATTATCTAAACCTACTGACAACTTTCATGTTAAATTTAATTTTTTTAACAGATTTTACTTTTTCATATTCTTCTGGATCGACAATTTTACCATGAACTCTAATCGAAGAGTTAACTCTAAACAATCTTTCATTCATTAAATCTGAATTTTGGTTTTCCTCAGAAGGGTCTCCATCTAAAATTGATCTAATTTGATAACTGTTAATTGTCATATATCCTTGACCATGAGAATAAAATTTATGAAGCTTATGGTAAAAAGCATTTACATCTTCCATATATGAAGAAACAAATTTTAAGTCATACAGTAGATCTATTTTTACAGGTTGTGGTATTTTATAATAATCAAACCCTTTAGTTGTTCCATCAAATGAAGGAACTTTCAAATATGAAAAAGTTTTCCTCAAAGGCATATTTCTTTTTATTGGATCAGTCCCTTTAGCTATACTCTTTCTTACAAGAACTAAATATGGAGGAGATATTTCCTGACCATCTTCATTTCTCATAAATTTCCAATTAAGCTTTCTCTCTGCCCATAATTCTTGTGTAAGCATAATTACTGGAACTTTTTTTCTACTTCCAGTAGAACCGTCATACAGAGAAAGATTCCAACTCTCAATAAAATCTTTCAACCCAAAATCTAAATCTTCGGGGAATAAAGGTTGAGGAAGAAAATTGTAATTTTCATTCCTATCATCGTGGCTTTTTCCTTGATTATCTAGAGTTGACATTGCTTTGTTTTAAATTAAATAATTATATTTTTTTTTCTTTTTGTAAAAAAGGTTATATTTGCAGCGTTCTTACTGCTATAATGTGTTCATTGCGGGGGCTTGGTCACAAGGTAAGAGCTATACTGGCAAAGGAGGTAATACTTTCTAAATCAACTAAAAAACTCTCTCTTTCAATACTTCCACGATAGGCGTGGGGGGAAAGGGGGGCTTGGTTTTGCTTAACTTCGTTAAGCTATACCTGATTTAGGAAGTATAGTTGACCTAAATTATAATACTATATGTAACTAGTAATACTAAGGATTTACTTAGCTCTAAAGATGTGTTCTCCTACTTCTTCCGCTTTAATCGTTGTCATAAACCTTCTGTCTCCAGCAAATGAACTCTCATTGTTTATTAAATGAGACCCGTTGTCTTTTATTTCATAAAATTGACCTTTGTAACCTATAAAATCTCCTTCTTTTATATGATAAACTAGTCTTTGACCTTCATTAAACTCTACTAACCCTAATTCTTCTAAATGCTCAATATAACAATGAGCCTCAAAAGTTCCAAATCCCTTTTTTAATAAACCTCCAGACTCATGATACTGATTATCTACAGTTTGAACATTTATTCTTCCATTTATTATAACTTCTTTCTCAGTTCTCTTCTCTTTAGATTCACCGTATCTATTTGACTGCGTTTTATTTAAGTCAATTTTATAAAAAATGAAGTCTTCTTGAAGAATTGTTTCACTTATTTCTCTTCCCGTTTTATTAAAATAATCTTCTTCTTTATCTGTAAAGAATTGATTAATACCTTTAGAATTTGCTCCAATTATATTAATCATATCTGGCTGCTTCCCTGTATGATCTAATCTATTTGCCATTTATTTTCCATTTATATAAAATTAAAAAACCCACATACTCATTGGTCCAAATCCAAGAGATTTATTAACAGCCTCTTGCACAGCTGCTCTGTCTTCCATTATTGATTTATATGAAAGTTTATCTAAATCATCGTCTAGAATCTTAAACAGTCTATCTTTTATTTTTTCTGAGTAACTCATCAATTGCTCAGAATTCAAATTGACAGATGCATCAGGCACTACTAATTCACCGAATTTACCTCTAATAAATGATAAATTTTCAGCAGCTTCTGCTAAAGCCCATTTTCTAACCCACTGCTTTGCTGTTGAGTTTAACTGTTCCCAATTTATAACATCTAACTGAGCATCAGCAGGAGTAGCTACCACTCCGTTACCCTGTTGTTCTGTAGTATAAGTTGTTCCATCTATTGTATTAGATATTGTTTCGGCAGTCCAAGTAGGATTTGCTGAATTTCCAGATAAGGCAGAATTACCTGCCACTCCTACTCTGTCATAATAACGATAAAACATAGTACCGGGCGTTCCTGCTCCTCCTCCAATACCAACATTATTGTTTCCTCCATATTTACCAATCATTGGAGTTGGGTAAAGCCTAACTACTTTTGTACCCTCAGAACCACCATGAATCGAATAGGAGTATTCTGAGCCACGAACTCTGTTTCTTAACTCAGCAGCTTGTGCAGTCATAATGGTGTCAAATACGGGCATTACATGATAAAGTGTGTGACCAGCAAAAGAAGCCCCAAATTCTGAAAACGCAATATTTTGATTTGCAAAAGGATCAAGTCCAAATAAGTTAATAAAAGAAGGAGTAAACCAAAGCACATCTGCTATCTCTCTTCCTTTAGGTACTGTATAAGTTTGAACTCCTCCAGTTAAACTTATAGAATCTGTTTTATATTCTTTTTGTGAGTTTGTTCCAAATCCTGATTGTTCTGCAATAGAAGTAGCAAAAGACCTTTCGAAATAAAGAGAATTAGATATGTATTTTAGCGTAAAGTCCACTTCTGATGGAAGTCCTAGCATTTCACCTAAACGGTTCTGTAGAGTCCATCTATTGACCCATGTAGAATACTCTCTTATGCCATCACATAATGAATATTCTAAATCAGCATCAATTAATTCAACCTCTAAAACTGAAGCACCAAATTTCAGACGAATATAATTATATATCTCGACTCTTTCTGACTGAGTAACCCCTGTTGCACATGATCCTATATTCAATGACATATTTGTTTTCTAATTAAATTTTAATATTACTATTATTAACTCTTCCTGAACCACGTCCTCTTTCTTTAAACCCAACATATGTTCCTGAGTTTATAACAAACTTACCTACCTGTACATTTATAGATTGCCCAGCAGTTGCAGTCCAAGTGAACTCCCCTCCTCCTAGTGCTGTTATTGTAGCATTACCATCAGATAAACAGTAAACAACATGTACTGCTGGAGATGTCATTCCATCTCCAAGCTCAGCTGTTGTAAAAGTTCCAGAACTTAACGGTATTGCTTTATAATTTGTTTTATGTGTCATGATATTATTCTCTTTTTAATAAATAGACTTATTTATAATAAATCGAATAAATAGTGCATAATTACACCCGTGAAATATTCCATACTCTTTCCAAGAAAGAAAAATCTTCATACATAGATAGACTAATCGAAAGAGGGGTTGATTTATCTAAAGAAGAGATTTCTAAAGCTTCTAAAAAACAAATAGAACTTTATGTAATTAAAAAACTTTCTACTCGAAGAAACTTTGAAGAATTTGAAATTAAATATTTAAATTTTGATCAAGTTGTTAGGTTTATGCAAAGAAATAATAGTATGATTGATTTTTTACTATTAAAATACTTAACACCAAAACAAAGACTATCCATAATCCATCAAATTTCTGGATCTAAATTCCACTTAAACTTAGATGAATTCTTTAAACTCAAAGGATCAGAAAGAAAATTTTACGCTAACTCTAGGCTTGAAAATGATTTTATTTTAAGAACTTTTGAAGTTAAATATTTATCATTAGAAAACCAGATGAAATACGTAGCAGTAACTGTCAGAGGAGGCTCAAGTCTTTCTCAAGAAATGGTAGATGTTTTAAGATCTCCTGTAAAAAAAGAATACAAAAAATTAGTCTCTGATAATTTACATGAATCAAATATTAGGAGAATGATAAATAAAAGAATCAGAAAAACGTTTTAAAATATTTTATAAAATTATAAAATATTCTTATATTCTAAAATGGATGTTATTTTTTTAGATATAGACGGAGTTTTAAATAACTGTATGTCATCAGGCGTATTTCATGAGTCATCTACTATTCGTAGTTGTGTTATGGAACTTAATAGAATCATTTTTTCTTCTGGAGCTGGAATTGTTCTTATTTCTACTTGGAAAGATAGTTATGATTTTCAAATAATAAGAAATCTTCTTTATGAAAGAAGAGTTTGTGATGGTAGTATATTAGATTTCACTGAAATTGGTGTGAATAAAGAGGATGGAATAATTAAATTCTTAAACAATGCTCGATTTAAAGTGGATAAATTTATAATAATTGATGATAATTTAGATTTAAAAAACAATTATTTAAGAATAAACTACATAAAAACAGAATCAATTATAGGATTAACTCAAAAAGAAGCTGATTTTGCTATTGAAAAATTTGATACAATGGAGGTAGGTATAGATAAGGTTAAATGGGACAAATTAATTGAAGACCATTACTTATCTGCATGCAAAAGAAATCCAGAGTACAAAAAAAAACACACTAAAGAAGAGATGATTGAATATTGGTATTCACTCCTAAATAACCCCGCTGTCATTAACGAAGATGTAGAAAACATGATTAAAGGGACAACACACGCAAATAACAACAACACAACTTACCACCCAGTTTAAGTTAAAATCTTAACCTGAATCTATACTTCCCACAATCCCATACACGGTCAAACCCAGCCTCTTGCATAATGTCCCATTCACTTTTTTTATCTGAATATATTTTTGGAAACTTAATTTTAAGAGACTTTTTTCCGTAAGGGTACTTAGAGAGTCTTTTTAATCCAATTTTATCATTGTAATATTGATAATCAGGTCTTGTTGTGTGTTCTAAATAAAATCCGTTTTTATTATAAATATTATCCTCAGAATCAGGAGTCCATCGTATGTCTGCAAAACTTAGTAAACTAGAAAATTCATATTCCCTTTTTATGAAGGAGAGAAATTTTCCCATAACTCCAACACATACAATGTTTGTGCGTATTGCAAACCTTCTT